GCGGGTCTGGGTATATTAGCCTCTATAGTCAGGTGGCGAAACGGTAGACGCTATACGTAAGTCCAACGATGACCAAAGGAGTTACTGGTTGGTATTACAGGTTCGATTCCTGTCCTGACTACTTAAAATTAAAAATTAAAAGTTATGAAAATCTACATTCACGAAGGTAAAGGACACTACATAGGTAGTTGTGTAATAGTGGTTTCTGATAATTTAGAAAACGCTGAGGATATAATCGGACAATCTTTATATGATATGGGTTTACCAGACGAAGAACTTTCAATTACCGAAAAAGAAATTTCAAACGGTATTATTGTTTTGAAACAAAGTGGTGATTATTAAATATAGTCAGGTGGCGGAATTGGTAGACGCTACCCAAATAACAGCCGAAAGGTGGGGATTAATCAGAATAGTTATTCTGCAAAAGCACTAACGAAACAGATTAAATACAGGTTCGAATCCTGTCCTGACTACTAATTAAAATTAAATTATGGAAGTATTGATTATGTTTAGTGTAATTGCAATTGGATTTGCTTGGGCAATGCCTCAAGAAGAAATAGAAGAACTTGATAAACGTCTTGGTAAAAAGAAATAAAAACTATAAAGATGAAAAAATTAATAGTAATTTTACTTGTTCTTGCATCATGTACTGAAGTTAAAGAACCAGTTGTTGTTAACGGTGCAGAGCTTATTGAATTTGAATTTAGAGGGCATCAGTATATAGAGTTTAACAAAGAAAGAGCTACGTGGGGAATACATAATCCAGATTGTAAATGTAAAAAGAAATAAGATGGAAAAATTACCAACAGCACAAGAATTACTAACTATTTACAGGTTCGATTCCTGTCCTGACTACTAAAAATATAAATATGGCTACAGAAATAGAAAATAAAATTGAGGCTTAGTGGGATAATCTTACATGGCATCAACAAAACACATTAGAAGATAAGTTCTTTAAAGAAACGGGTAAACATCTCTACACTTTAGAAAATGTTGTAGAATGTTATAATCATTTGGATAAAGATGAACTTCTAACTTTGAGTGGAATAAAAAAAGAGTAATAAAAAATAGTCAGGTGGTAAATGGTACTACCAAGTAAGCCGTCTCCAAGCTTTGATGTAAAAGAGATGAACGCCTAATTTGAAAACTACGCATAGGTTCGAATCCTGTCCTGACTCCTAAAAATAAAATAGAACATGGAAATAAAGAAAATAACATACGGAGAGGTTCACAAAGAATTAGCTGAGATTAAACCCGACCTGTTGGATGAATACGCGACCTACTATGGCTGTTTTATTAAAGACGAACTGGTAGGTATTGTGTCATACTTGGAACATCCTGCCGTAATCTATCTGTGCCATGCCTATGTTAAAGAAGAACATCGACAAAAGGGCATATACAAACTGCTCTGGAACTATCGAGACTCTAAAATAAAAGACTCGGATAAAATGATCTATGCTCACTGTAATGTGGATAGTTTAAAATACTTCATTAATAACGGCTACTCCATCGAGAAAGCCCTATTTAAGGTGGTAAAGAATTAAGATAAACTGGTCAGGCTGCAGCCGAATAAATAACTCTATGAAATACCTTAAGATATTCGAAGAATTCAATAATTCAGAACTTGCAACCCTACGGGACTTGCTCAATCCTGACCATTTTGCCGAGGCGGAAGGCCGCCTTGAGATGTACTCAGAGGCCGCGCTTGAGACCTGTAAAATGCTTAACGTTTCACTACCTCCGGATGTCGCAGAGATCAATGATCTTGGTCTCATTGACCAGCGTGACCTCATGGACAGCTTACCGCTGGACTCTGTGGTTGAGGTCTTTAACATACTGGCTCTCACCCACCAGAACGAGCCGAGAGTTCGTGAATTCTGCCGCCGCTTTCCTGGTATACTAGCATACGATCCGGACACCGACGAGTATCGTCGACCTGAGAGTTCACGACAGCTTGAAGAGATCTTTGTTGAATCACCAGAATACGGGGACGAGGTTAGGGTGGTGCTCTTTGAGGACAAGAACGGGCTGAGAGCGGTTGAATGGGAGGACCAAGCCTATCTAGGCTACTTCATGCTTAGACAGGACCTTGAGTCAGCTCAAGGCTCAAATCCAAAAAACACTGAAATCTAAATAATGCCAAACGTAATAAAGTACTACAATCATCTGAACAATGGTTAAGGAAATCAATTAATAACCAAAAAAACTCTAGTTAAATGGGATGGAAGCACAATTCCAACGTTCGTTCAGACTTTAACTACAGCAGAAGGACCATATACGTATAGTGAAATGTTAACTATTTTATCAACGCCTGAATGGACAAGCCCAGATCCATTGACTCCGTAAATAAAAACTTAGTGACTCTAAATAAATATAAAATAGTCAGGCTATACTCTGGGCCGCTATCATTACTAAAAATTCAAGACCTATAATTTGAAATACGTTAAACTATACGAGAACTTCTTTGAGGATATGGAACGAGCAGCGGATCAAGCTCACAAGCCCGTGCCTTTCAAGAAGCCGGAGAAGAAGCCCAAGCCTGAACCAGCAGCCGAGCCTAAAGAAGCGCCGATTGAGGTTCAAGAACCCGCTGAAACCGGGCCAGAAGAGGACACGACTGAAGCACCGGTTGCTGAGGAACCCAAAACATTCAAGGACTGGCTTACCGGTAAAGTAAAAAAGCTTGTGGAGTGCGAAGAGACCGATCAGAGCGTGAAGTGTTGGGCAGAACTTGAGAACGGAACATCATGCCAATGGTCAATCTCAATGGAGGATTATCCAACAGTTGAGGCAAGCTTTAAACTCGGAGAGAATACCGTGTATTTGGACAATGATACTGCTGGCGAGATTGCTCGTGAGTACTACACCAAAAAGAGAGAATACGATCCAAAACCTTGGACAGAATGCGTGCTCAAGGTTGGAGCCGAGTTTCCGGACTTCATGAGAAGAATGGAAAAGGAGGCAATCAATCGAGCGACCGATCAAGACATTGAACTCTCAAAGCAAGTTGCAGCCGAATTCGGCACCCAAAAAAACAGGAACAAAATAATAAATCATTCATGAAAAATTTAAAAGCATTCAATCAATTCGTACATGAAGAACTCGATAGGGAAGACCAGGCTGAGCTTAGGAACATGGGTTTCTCTGACTACTCTGCACCTTTCAAAGAACGTTACGAAACTTTAGTTGATGAATGGAGTTCTGATCCTGAAGTAAATGCTGCAATTGATACATTAAAGAATAAGTTCCGAGAACTTTTTGAAAAGCACATAGACTCTGAGTCTGATGAAGATGCGGAAGAACTTGAACAGGTTAAAACCTGGATGTATGATTCCAGTGGAATTGATGATATCGGTTGGTTCGAGTACATTTTACTCAATGACCTGTACTAATAATCAATAGATCTTTATAACTGACCGGCCCATGCGGCCGGTTTTTTGTACATTAACTTCATGAAGAACCTTAATAAATGGACTTTCTGTTAGAAACAATTAAGAGATTACTTTGCTTGAGATTCAAGCACTTTGCAAATAGAGATTATCAAATACGCCGTGGTAACTATCACGCGTATTAAGTAGTTCTGATCTAGGCATGCTTATTTTAAAAACGGGGTCCTCTTGATCCCGTTTTTATTTTACGGAGTTCGGCAAATAAATAACTAGGTAAATAATTAGTAACTCTAAATGAAGCACATCAAACTATTTGAGCAATTCATAACTGAATTCTACGCAGCGGAACCGGCTACCAAACCGGCACCGACCATTGCTCCACCCAAGCCTGCTACAAGACCGAAACCGGGCCCAATTCCTACAAAGAAACCGTTCAAACAACCTGAGCCAGCAAAAGCTCAAGCTGAAGACGTGTTGGATCGCCTAAAAGAACTAGAGAATGATAATGAAATCGTTTAAACAATTCATGAACGAGGCAGACATCAAGGGAAATCCTGCGGTTTCTCCTGAATACTTAACCTCCTTAAACAAGAGAGCTGAGGGCAGTGCTCGAGATATTGAACAGCGTTTCGGTAGAGAAATGGGAAGCCTAATGCGTTTCGTAATGGAAGTGCAGTCAATGCAAAGAGGCAAGGAAAAACAACTTGAAGACCTAACTCGCTCAGTAATTGAAGAGCAATACGGTTCCATTCTTGGAGAGACCGAGCTTGATATTAGAATCCCAACCAATCCTAGGGAAATGAAGCAGAAAATGGACCAGGAAAAACCTGAAGACCCGGAAACTCCAAGCTTTAAGGAGATCGAGGACGAGGATACTAAAACTGCAATCCACAAGCGTAAGATCCTAAACATGATCGCTCAAGGCGAGGCAATCAATTCAAAGAAGATGCTAATTGGCGATACCAATATGGCAGGCTTAACTGAACTATTCGGAGAAGAAAAGGCCAATCGTATGGTTGATCTCTTAATAAAGATAACTGATATTTGTAATGCACGAGACTGGAGAATTCCAGAAGAGGTTGGTGCTGCAATGATCGAAAACGGAAACGGATTGAGCGGGATCTCTAAAATTGAATGGAAACCCAAAGAAGAAAAGAACGCTGATGAAACTCCTAAAGAGGATGATATGAATCAGGAAGAAGAGCATGAATCAGATACGGCTAAGTTAATAATCCTTGGTATGGACCAGGCGATGTTGTTTCATGAAGCGATTAAAGCAATATACGGACTAATCAATCAGGGTGGCCTTGCGCATCTAGATGATGAGACGATCGCTAAGGTCTTTATGAATGCCGATACTGCTAAGGACGAGGTACAGGATCTTAAGAGAGCCAAGCTAACTGCTGCTGATCTTAGAGATTTTATTAATAGTTTCCCAGAGGTTGCGAATATCGAAAACGGTCGCGAATACGTTTGGGGTAAGATGATTGATGCAAGCGTTCTACCCGATACAAAGTTCCTTGAACTAATGCGATTAATCTTCACAGCTGCTCCGCTTTACAGACAAGTTCTTGGGAACGAACCCGCTTACACTGAATCTGAAGTAGCCGATGCTCGTGAAGCAATGCCTAAGGCTCAAGCAATCGTTCAAAAATTAATCCAGTTAATACAGGACGAGCTCGCTGAATGGGAAGACTCAGTTTCAGGTTCTGGCTACGACGATGAAGAGTACGGGGACTCTAGCTTTGATACTGCATTTGATAATAATTTTGAACCAAGAGCAGCTAGCGGCGAAATAAGTCAGTCTGAAATTCAAGACCTAATTGACCAAGCACTAGACAATCGAGACTTTGCTGAAGTCGAAAGACTTTCTAAACTACTAAAGGAGAATAGATCTGCACAGGTTTCGCATTCAAATCAATTTAATTAAATGAAACACTTAAAACTATTTGAAAGCTGAATAAATGAGGCCTTAACTGCAGATCAAATCGCTGCACAGATTCAGGCAGCTTCAGCTGGTATGGGTACGGACGAGGAGGCTCTGACTTCCGCAATTCGATCAATTCCAGATGCAGCTTCATTAGTTAAAATCAATCAAGCCTTAAAGGCCGGTCATGCTGATCCTAAAAAAGCATGGGCGTATCCAAGCGTCGGAGATGCAATCAATGGAGAACTTGGAATTCTAGATGCTAGCTATAAGAACCAAATAATGACCCACATCAAGAACATTAAGGCTGAACAGTACATCAGTTCATTCAAAGCACCGCCGCCTCCAACCGATCCAGTTATTGCTTCAATCAAGGACCGGGTTATAAGACATGAGGGATTAAAACCTTTCAAGTACTTGGATTCAAGAAAGATCCCAACCATCGGAGTCGGTTTTAATCTTAATCGTGAAGATGCGACTGCTCAATTAAAAAAGGTAGGAGCTAATCCTGAAAAGGTTAAGGCTGGTATATCCGCATTAACCCAAGATCAGATAAATGCTCTGCTCTTTACTGATCTTACTCAAGCCAAGGCCAATGCGCAGGAATTGGTTCCGAACATGCAAGCTCTGCCTTCTCAGGTTCAGGGAGTCCTAACTGAAATGGTTTTCAATCTAGGTAAAAAGGGACTTTCGGAGTTCAAGAACTTTTTAACTCACATCAATCGAAAAAACTTTGATGCAGCATCTGAAGAAATGCTAAGATCTGCTTGGGCAAAGCAAGTAGGCAATAGAGCACAAACTCTAGCTGACATCATTAAATCTGCTTAACTTATTTTAGTATATTAATCCTACTTATGGATCTAAATACGCGCTACATGGACCCCATGGTCGATGCTGCTCGCGCCGGTGATGAACGTGCGCTATCTGAATTATGGAATACTTGGAAACCTCTTGCCTATAAAAGTGCTAGGAAATACTTAACTGAGAAAGATGATCTTGATCAAGCAGTCGGTCAGGGGCTGTCAAAGGTAATTATGAACTTGGATAAGTGGAAAGGCACCGGCCCATTTGCTGCATGGCTTGCACAAGTAGTTCGTAATGAAACCATTGACTGGATTAGATTAGTTAAGGACAAGGTAAAAAACTGTCAAGACATTGAAAATTACGAGGCTGCAGCTAAGGATCACTATTCGGACCATAGAGCATTGAGCCTAATCGGAGATCTCGTGGATAGGTTACCAGCTCGTCAAAGACTTGCTTTTAAATTGGTTGTGTACGAGGAACTGTCTTACGATAAAGCAGCAGTTCACATGGGTACAACAGTCGGTGCTGTCAAGTCAAACGTTCATGATGCCAAGGTCAAATTAAGAAAAAAGTTATCTAGGACTGAGCTTCGATAATTCTTAGAGCGTTCGGCTAAAATAAATAAACCTGAAATAAATTACTCAATAAATGCCAAAATACATAAAATTATTTGAATCGTTCATTAGAGAAGGAGCCAATGATCCAATGACAACTTTCGCAGATACGGGCAAAGTTAAATGGACTGATTATTTAAAAATCTTCAAATTGTCTAATAAAAAACTTGGCAAAATGATGGCAGTAACTGATGCTGCAAAAGTTAAAGATTTAGGCAGTAATATAGTTGCAATGTTAACAATCTCGGATAATGCGGTCAATTCTAAATTAAAAGCTATCGGCGGAATTGCATTAGTTGAGCAGTCTGGGAAACTACCTGCATTACCTAACGGAGAGCCAGACTATGCGTTTTCAGCTCGATACGGATTCAAAGTAACCGAACAGGACGGGGTTGCAAAGATCGATGCAATCTCTGATATTTTAGATGGAGTCAATTCTACTGGCTCAGCCGGTTCAGCTGGGAAAGCTGGGACTTCGGGTTCAGCTAGCAATGCTGCTGATAAAATGTTCGGAACCGCTTCTGCTGGTTTTGATAAAGCAATGCAAGCGGCTGGTGTACAACAGGTCGCTGCTTACTTACGAATGATAAACGATCCAGCCTTGCAAGCCGCTGCTGGCCAAGATGCTACAATCAAGGCTCTACTTGATGCTCAGGCCTCTGCTGCTACTCCAGCCGACAAGGACGCTAAAGAAAAGGAAATAGAGCCTAAGGTTAAAGCTGCTCTAACTGCAAAATTAGTCCAAGCTCAATCTGAATATAGAGCAACCCAAGATCCAAATTTACAAAAGCAGGCCCAAGACAAAGCTTTACAATTAGACTCTTTACTAAAAAATTATAAACCTCAGTTCGGTGCAGCCCTTAATGTTGGTTCTGCTGGAACATCAGGTTCGGCTGGCACTGCTGCTACAAAATAATAATTAATTTTGAAATATATTAAACTATTTGAAGAACATTCAGTTGATCCACGTATTCAAGAATTAAAAGACCTTGAGGAATTAAGGTCAATGGGAATCATTGATCCGGCAGAGTATGCCGAACGCGTATCTCTTATTAAACGTCAGATTGCTATCCAGGCAAAAAGAATATTAAAGACCAACTCGCAACACCAAGTTTATTCAGACGAATGGTTCGAAGATCTTAGAAAGAAACCTGAATTCGGATGGCTAATTGAAGTTATTGATTCTCCGGAATACTCCGCTCTAATTGAGAATGGTGTTGTTCTATCATCATCATTCACTCAACTACTCAATCACACACTAGTCTTTTCAAGGGATGTTGATAGAAATATCAAGGCCGACTTTGCGATAGGTTTCTTCGGCAGTATGAATGTAGTACGAAGACTTGTGCCTAAGACTAGAATGAGAGACATGGACATGGTAATCAAGAAATTTGACGGAAATTTATCAGAGGTAGATTTCTTTAAACAGGCAATGGCATGGACAGCTGAGTCTGTCGATTTTACGACTGCTGACTTTTCAACAAAGCGTACAGTGCAATCAAATCTTTCAAAACAAGAGGCAATTGCTGAATTTGAAAGAGTTATTGCAGAATTCATTAAGACGAAAATGCCAAATACAGCTGATTCGCAAATCCGAAAATGGACAGAAGATATTCACTCTTTGATTGGATGGAACCTTGCAGAGATCAAACCTGCAACAAAAGCACTAAAGACATGGTTAACCACCAATAAGGCGGTAAATCTGACCATATGCTCGTATCGTCCGCTTGATGGAGAACTTCAACCGATCTTATTAAACGATCCAAGATTAATTATTCACAATCGATGCGGATATAGCTAACCGAAGCTTAACATAAAATATAAAATTTAATAAAATGAAGTACCTAAAGATATTTGAAAGTTGGATGACCGGCGAAGATCAGATGATCGATGAAAACATGCAGGCTGCAAAGTCATTCATGCTAAAAAGACTTGCTGATCGTTTACGTAAGCCAGTTCAAGAGCTTTCTCCTGAAGAACAGACCCAGGCTCTAAGTGATCCAAAGTACAAGGAGATTCTTGCTCTACTTGGTGAAAAGTACAGAGGATATGCTGGATCTTTCGTTAATTTCGTGTTTCTCCAAAGAATATCAATTCAACAATTACAACTCCTATTGACTGAGATTGAATCGAATCGCGAATTCATCAGCTCATTACCTCATACGATTGAGGCATATTCGAAAGGTAATCCCGATCAGGCTTCATGGATTTCAGGTTTTGAGGCACTAATGGACCAATTCGCACAAATCAAGTTTCGTAGAAAGGGCAAGTGGATCATTGATAAATTGCCTGGAGTTATAAGAACTAAAGCTAGAGAGGCGAGTCCTGAAGAGCAACAGGAACTATTAAGAATTGGAGCTACTCTTGCGGATCAGGATCCGGAAATTCAAAAGCGATTAATGAAAAAGGTCAATCGCTTTTTAGGCAAACCAATCTCAGATTTCATTGCCTATGCTCGTAATTTCGCTGATGCTCAAAACACAGAAGGTGCACCGAAGTTGGCTGCACAGGCTGAAGATCTTGCACCGGCTGTTAATGTATTATACGATGATGAGCGTTACGTAGTAATGTCAATCAGAACCGAAGCTGCGCAAAAGGCTCTATGTTCTGCTGCGAATTGGTGTATTAACACATGGGCATGGAAACAGTACGCGACCGGTGCAGTACAAATAAACATCTTTGATTTCGGAGTTCCTAGTACGGATCCTTTACACATTGTTGGTACAACAATTTACTACAACGGTAAGGTTAGAACCTCACATGACATTAACGATTATAGTATCAAGAAATCAGAAGACCCAGCAGAACACTTCACCAAATTGGGATATCCGACAGATGTCGTAGATTCAATCGTTAAACCTCTTTCTGCTGAATGCGCAGTTAAACAGGTATTAGACGAAGGAGCCTCTGCTAAAACTGGTAAAGCTATTGTAGACAAGATCATGACAGCCGGTCATAGCTTACAAATAGTCGATCAAACAATGTCAAGCTATGCTGAACAAGAAATCGTTAATGTGGTTGATCAGGAAATGGGTCAGCTAATCAAGATGCAGGACGTTATTGATGCATTCAAACAGTACGGTGTTGTATCGACATTTGCTGCTAAGCTCTACAATAAATTAATCGCAGGTTCAGCCATTTCCCAAGAGGATAATGAAGCAATCTTGGCCAAGACAGCAAGAGGTTTCAAGTTGATGGAGACTGCAATTGCTGCTGGTACTTTCGAAAGACAGGCAAATACTAAACGTAAGATTGAGGCAATCCTTGCAGTTAAGGATCAGATCCTAACCATGATTTCAAAGCAATAACCTTTTGCCCAATATTTAGTATAATAAGCCAGTATGGTCAATAATACTGAGCAGATCAGATCAATGCTACAATTTGATTCTGAAGATACTTTTTACTTTTTACAGATCTTTAAGAGACGTAAGGATAATCCTGACATGGCCAAGGACATGATTGTTCTTGCGAATTACTGTGTCAAGTCATTAGATCATTTTGATACGCTTTTACCTGATATAATCAAACAGTGTCAAGATAATAATGCTAGAGCCTATTTCAGACTCAATCGTCGAAGCTATCGTAAGACCTCACTTAAAGCCTTGAAGATGATCGCAGGTTACATAGAGGACGGTAATTACCGAGCGGTACGAAAAGCATTTGACTCAGCCGCTGACACCCATCATTCCGATCCCGATAAGACCTGGATAATTGATATTGACTACAAGGATCTTGAAGGAGATCTCGATCAGGCAATCAATGAAGTAATCCACTCAGTGCAAACTCTAATCGCTGAAACCGATAGAGACGATACTGTGTGGACCGTCAATAGCAAGAATGGAATTCACTTGATCTGCCGACCCTTTAATCTTAAGAAATTTAAAAACCTATATCCAAAAATAGACGTTCACAAAGATAATCCAACAATTTTATATGCAAACTAAGTTATTACACGATCTAGCAACATACTTAATACTTGGCCTCATTTGGGGAGCATTCATTGAGTACACTGAATCTAAACAAGCAAATCGTCAGATCCCTAAAACTCTAATCGCTAGAGTAGTTGTCGTCCTAACCTGGCCGATAACCGTTTTCATAATGATATTGGGAATGATTCGAAATTTATTAACTGGAAAATAAGAAATATGTCAAAAACAATAATCGTACACGAAAGATTTAGAACCAATGAACTAAGTCTTAGACCCGGCGGATACTCAGTGACCGTCGTTTATTCAAATGGAACTCAAAGAGTTTACAACAACGTAAAGAATCCAAAGGCCTACATCAATTCTATTATGAAGGATGAGACCATCGTTAAGACCCTAGTGGACGGTGAAGTTTACTGGACAAGATAAATAATTCAAATGCACGTATTCGACCTATGGTCCTATTCTGGACCTGATTTGACTGTAAATATTGACGAGACTACCTTTCAAGGAGGATTTAAAATGGGAGACTTAATTTCCGTTTTGAATGTAGTTTGTGATATTAGAAGAAAGAATCTGAATTGCGTAATCAAATTTCATTTAGCTGAATCTTCAATCCAAAAGAGAGATTACGTTAGACTTTTTTTAGAGTTCGTAATGTCTAGAACTGATTATTTTGATGAATCTCCAGGTGAGATAAGTCTTGTGCCTTACGGAAATTTATGGGACTATCGAAAAAGAGAAGGAGAATGGATAAGGATTTCAAATCCAGAAAATACTGAAAGAAAGTTATGTCTATTCCCATTAGTTGATGCAGAATACGATCCTCAGCGAAATTGGCCACAGTCGGTTCTTCAAGGAATAATTGATGAATACTCTAAGGCTGAATACTCTGACTACTCTAGAATACTATGCATTAAAAAACTGCCTGCTAACATAGACCTGAAAGCTTTCACAGTAAGCACTGATTTTTCTGAGAACTTGGAACACATTTTAACTTGCGAATACTTCATTGGTGGTGCAACCGGCTTATCTCTACTCGCAAGCGTACTTGATAATCCAAATCGAAAGCTTGCATATTACTACAATGACGGAATGCACGGTTCATGGCCGAGTTTATTCACAGCGCCATTTTACATTAACTCAGATAATAGTGAGATGAGATTCTATAATTTTGAAAAAGAACGCATGCTTCCTAATTACAATAAAAATTCAGATGGACTAATCTATCAAATTGAAAGAAATTTGATTACTTACGATACTGAGTACGTGAATGCCCGATACAATACGTACGGCATTCTAAATGATTTAATGAGTAACTTAAGATTAGGTTATGTGATCGGTTCAATAGGAAAGATTCCTGACTCTATAATGGACGTCGGTTATGGAAACGGATCCTTCTTATCTACTTGCTCAAATGCCATTAACTCATGTTATGGGTATGACGTAACCGGATATCCTATTCCAAAAAGTGCAACATTTGTTGAAGATTGGGTTTCTAATAAGGTTGAAGTCTTAACCCTATTTGACGTCCTTGAACACATGGAAGATCCGTACATTCTGAAGAATTGTCAAGCCGAATACATTGTAGTCTCTCTACCTTGGTGTCATTATCATTCGAGTGAATGGTTCAATAAATGGAAACACCGTCGACCTAATGAACATCTTTGGTTTTTTGATGAATCTAGCATTTTTAACTTCGCGAAAACAATTGGTTATGAAGTGATTAACTTTTGTAATCTCGAAGATTCAATACGTGTTCCAGTCGATAGCGATAAAAATATTTTAACCTTCACTTTAAAAAGAAAACTCCATGACTAACAAAGTAAGTTTCATTTGCACCACATATCGCAGATACAGATGCGTTGAGCGAATTATAGAACAATTCATTCAACAAGATTACCCACATAAAGAATTAATTATCTTCAACACTGATGTTGAGAATCCGTTGAGCCTTGATCCTGATCTAGTTAATTTAAACATAAAGCTTTTCAATAATGATACAGATTATGTAACTGGCAAATCTTACACTAATCGTGGAGCCATTTGTAGAGATGCAGTAACTCATGCAACTGGAGAGTACTTCATGTTAGCGGATGACGATGACGCTTACTTGCCTTGGCATATTCGCCAAGCGGTTGATGGAATCTCTGCAAACGGCAAGGATGCATGGAAGCCTGAAAGAAGTATCTTTGCGACTCCTCACAAGATTGAACTTACTCGAAATACTCTAGAAGCATCAGTAATCGTAAAGATGAATCGTATTAGAGAAATCGGTTTTAGAGATGATATGACAGGTTATGAAGGTTTAAGCTGGTACACCAAGCTTAGGGATGAGAAACACTTGGACGAACATTTTACCCATTACGTTCCGTCTTACTGTTTTAACTGGTCAGATCCTTCAGACATGGCAGGTCACAAGCAGTCAGGTGATATTAATAATCCGTCTAATTTTGACAATCACAAGATCGCATCTACTGATGTTTCAGCAAAACCCTTGAATCGCTGCGGCCAGTCAGTAATTGATCCGTTCTATAACAGGTTCTACGAATTTTTATCTAACACTAAAAACAATTACGATCCGGAACTATGGGCAAAATACGTAAGCCCCTACGTCCTGGAGAGGTTGGATTCTGAAAATAAACCTTACTTCTCAACCGAGTACCTAATCAAGGAATATTTGAAGCTTAGTGACGTTAGATAAATAATCCTGATGAAACTTTTTAAATTTACCGAATTCATAAATGAGGGTCAATTCTATCAAGATCAATTGAATCCAATGGTCTGGGATGGAGAAGAAATTAACCCTGAGCTCAGAACCAAGCTTCTGCAGATCGCTCATGATTTCTACGAGGACCTAAAAGTTAGTTCTCCAATTGAGGACATTCAACTTACTGGATCCCTAGCCAACTATAACTGGACCAAGTACTCTGATTTTGACGTACATGTCATCATGGATCTTTCCAAGATAAACCCGGACGTCGAACTAGTAAAGATTGCAATGGAAGGTTTAAAGACAGTTTGGAATCAAAGACATCCAGTAAATATTGGAGGATATGATGTTGAACTCTATGCACAAGACATAAATCAGTTACACTTGGCGTCTGGCCTTTATTCTCTATTAAAAGGTGAATGGCTTAGAAAACCGGAATACAGTCAACCAACTGTCGATCCAAAAGACGTTCAGGTAAAATCAGACCACTACATTTATGCAATCAAGCAAATGATGGAAGAGATTCAAGGAGCTGGGCCTGAAGAAGCTAAAGATATTATGGAACGAGCATCTGTTCTAAAAAAGAAGATCTCAAGATCAAGAGACGAACAGCTTGCACACAAGGGCGGAGAGTTCTCTGTTGAAAATCTAGTTTTTAAGAGATTACGTAATGAAGGTTGGATCGGAAAATTAATTGATCTAAAATCGCAAGCTTACTCTCACATTTATTCAGAACCAGCCGGCGCGCTTGATTCTAAATTCTCAACTGAAGCTGATGTAGTAGACGAGTCCGTTTCATTCGGTAAGGGTAACACCGTCGTTGTGATGGGCCCTGATGTTGAGGGAGGTCGTCGTCTTTTTGTGTTCTATATTGATTGGGCCAGAGAAGTTGAAAGAGCGGGTCGTTGGGTAAACATGGTAGGGCTTACTTCGCCAATGATGATTCGTCAGGAAGGCGGAAACTTGGTTGCAAAGCCAGTTGCGTTCAATCCTCAGACTCTACAGAAATATGCAGGACTAAGCGATTATCAAATTGTTCTAAATTCAAAGACTAAAACTCCTTTCTGGTTTGAAACCGTTAAATTTTCAAATCATGTTCAAATGATTAGGGCATTAAGCAATCAGTTGATGGGAATTCCAGGAGTCAAGCTACCTAAATCCTAATGAAATTGATAAAACTATTCGAAGATTTTAAAAATCCCCAGTCTATCGTTATTATTGGAGGAGGGATTGCCGGCCTTTATTGTGCTTATCTTTTAAAGAAAAGAAGGCCTGAAGTTAAAGTGACTATTCTTGAAAAAGAAAGTAAATGTGGCGGACGAGTATCTATGGAAGAAGTAGATGGAGTTAAAGTTCCAACTGGTGCTCAATTTTCTAGAGTAGACAAAGATAAAACTCTTCAGAAACTTCTTAAGGATTTAGGAATAAAGAGAAAGACTTACGAGATAGAAATGAACTACTCATTTCCCGAGCCGCCCTTGAAAGAGATGATTAAAGAACTCAAGAAAAAGTCTAAAGATTATCAAGGGGAGAAAATGACCTTTAAAGAGTTTGGTCAAAAAGCTTTAGGCGAGAGATATGAGAGCTTTGTTAAAGGAATGGGTTACACAGATTTCGAGAATGCTGGGTTTATGGACACCATTAACAACTACGGGCTAGACGATAATGTTTCCGGCTATGAAGCTGAAAATGTAGACTGGTCTGTTGTAGTCGAAAAACTTATCCAAGAAATTGGAGAAAAGAATATTGAGCTTAATGTTGAAGTAAACAAAATTACGAAAAACGAAGATAAGTTTTTAGTTAACGGAAAGTATGCAGCAGACGGAATAGTCTTTGCAGTTACTGTGAATGTTTTAAGAAAATTTTTAAAGGACTCAATATACGACGATATAGAATCTCAGAGTTTTATAAAAGCTTTTGCTAATGTTGAAAATTTAGAAGTCAATACGTATACGATAGTTAATTCTAATTTAAGAAAAATAATTCCAATAAAAGGAAACGTTTTTAATGTTGCATACTCCGATAATGCAGATGCAGAAGCCCTTAAGTCTAAACCAGAATCCTATTTTCAAAATCTTCTTAACGATGACTTTACGGGAGCAACGCTTTCCGGAATGAAGAAGTTTTATTGGAAAGAAGGCACCCACTATTACAAACCTCTATCCAGTAAATATAAATCGAGAGAGGAATTTATCAGACGGGCCCAGAATCCAAATAGCCTTGTTTGGGTTATCGGTGAAATGGTAGCTCAGAAGCAAGGTTGGGTCGACGGAGCACTACATAGTGTAGAACAAATTTCCCTAGTCAACCCCATTTGACGATAAATTTTAAGTGCCAAATATCAGTTTAACAATTGTTAAAAGTTATTTTGGTATAATAGCATTATGCGAAAACTATTTTTAACGCTAATTTTATTGGCAGCAACCAGTGTATCACATGCTCAAATCCATATTGATCAGGCCGGCGATGATTGGAGAGCCAAAGCAGATTCAGCAATTTCGTTAATTAAGACCGCTCCGGCTTTTTATTACAAAGGGTTACTCGAAGTTTGTGATTCAATATCATTTTTCAATGCAAGTTTTTCAAGCTGTGAAGGTTCCTTAAACAAAAAAGGAACCATTTTTGTTTCAGCAAACGATGTTAGGCTGGGGGTTCAGAATATTGCAGCGGTCTTGGTTCATGAGAGTCTACACCTAAGCATGTTAATGCAAGGATATTCTATTCCGCCGAGAAAGGAAGAGCACTTGGCCTACATGTACGAATGGCAGTTCCTAAAGAATTTGCCTGGAGCAGACCCCGCATTAATTGAATATTCCAAGAATCGCATGCAACAATTTAGATAAAACTTTTTATAAAAAATCAGATACAATAGAAACTATATGGCATCTACTAAAGAAATAGGAAAGAAATACCAGTTACTCGATGAGATTGAACACGTTCTCAAAAGACCTGGAATGTACATTGGCTCCACAAAGCCACACACCGCAAATGAATGGATTCTCGGAGACGGCCTCTATTCAAAAGAGGAGTTGACCTACAATCCTGGGTTTCTAAAGCTGTTTGACGAAATCATTTCGAATTCAGTTGACGAGCACAAAAGATCTGGTAAAATTAATACAATAAAAGTATCTGTGAGTTCAGACACCATCACCGTATGGGACAATGGTGGAATTCCAGTAGTTCAACACCCACAACATAAAGTTTGGATTCCTGAATTAATCTTCTCTAACTTAAGAGCTGGATCAAATTTCAATGATGATGAGGGCAGAACCGTTGCTGGAACGAATGGAGTGGGAGCTTCATTAGTTAATATTTTCTCAAAGAGATTCGTGATTGATACGGCTGACGGAAAGAATCGTTTCTTACAGACATTCACAGATAACATGTCAAAGAGAACCACTCCAAAGACAAGCAGAACTTCTCAAGGCTTTACTGAAATAACCTACGTTCCAGATCTTTCAAGATTTGAAATGAAGAAAATAGATGATGCTCATTGTAAGATGATGCGCAAACGAGTAATCGATATTGCTGCCGCTAATCCAGGTCTTAAGCTTGAATTCAACGGTGAGAAATATAAGTTTAAAACATTCAAGGAATATGTTGATCTCTACGTAAATGATTCAATTTGGGAAAGATCAAAGGACTGGGAAATTTCTTTTGGAGTTTCAAAGGATGGTTTCCAGTCAGTGTCATTTGTTAATTCAATCCATACAAAGGATGGAGGAACTCATGAGAACTACGTCTTGAATCAGGTAATCGAGTATCTTAGAGCCATGATCAAGAAAAAACACAAGGTTGATGTTAAACCTTCTGAAATAAAGAATCATGTATTTCTTTTCATAAACTGTACAGTAATTAATCCAGCGTTCTCATCTCAAACAAAGGAGAAGTTAATCACTGAACCTAAAGATTTTGGTACAAAGCATGATGTGACTGAGAAATTCGCAAAGGCTGTATTTGGGTCAGAGGTAATCCAATCGTTACTTGATTGGATTGAACAGAAAAAGAATGCCGAAGAGCGTGCTGAACTACGTAAGCTTAATAAATCTCTAGCTAGCACTAAAGTGCTCAAGTTAATTGATGCAAAGGGCAAGGACCGTAATAAATGCGTGCTTGGAATATTTGAAGGAATGTCAGCGCTTTCGGCTGTACGTAAGTTCAGAGATCCGCAAACGTTCGGAGCCTTTCCGCTAAAGGGTAAGTTCTTAAACGTTAGCGAGATGACAAACTCTGGGGTCATCCAGAATGATGAGGTCGTCCAGCTTATGGCATCATTAGGAATCAAATTAGGAGAGGAACCGGGTGATCTGAGATATGGAAAAGTGTACATATACACTGATGCTGATCCGGACGGAGACTCAATTGCCGGTCTACTAATTAATTTCTTTAATAAGTATTGGCCAGAACTCTTTGAACAGAACAGAGTCTTTAAGGTAATGACCCCATTGGTCGTTGCAAAGAAGGGCAAGGAAGTAAAGCCGTTCTATTCAAACGAAGAATACTCAGAATGGGAAAAGAAAACTGGTGCAAAGGGCTGGGATGTTGAATACAAGAAAGGTCTTGCTGCCTTGGAAGACGTTGAGTATCGAGATATTATTCATAATCCAGTCTTGGTTAAATTACAGAACGATAAGCAATACAAAGATAGCCTAAGCGATTGGTTCGGATCAGATTCTGAACCGCGTAAGGAAAAGCTGCTCAAGCTTTCAATTTAATAAACCGGCTTACTAGATTGATCGATTTTAGTAAAACCTGTGGATAAATAACCCTGAAAAATACAGATTTCCATGAATCAAATAATGTCATTCAACAATTTTAAAGCCTCGCAGTTGATAGCTGAGGCAGCTGACTCATTAGCGGCAACCTCTCAAGCAGGCAAGGATGTTGCTAAAAAGAAGGTTGGTACGGACCAGGTCTTGATACCAAACGCCTCACTACTATTTGATGGAGATCAATTAAAATGGATTGTTAATGGTGCTGTCGTTAAAGCATGGAAAGCAATTAGCGGTTTGACTTGGAGAAACACACCTCCTGGAGATTGGGGTAAACTAATTAGCCGTCTTGTCAAGAGCCCAGAAGAATGGTCCAAGGATAAAAACGCCGGTCCAATTCCACCAGGAAAGTACACGGTCGGTCGAATTGAAACTCGAGTGGGTGATAAATCTGAAATTGGTTCGCTTGAAGCTCTATGGAATCAAATTACCGGTACTGCAAGCGCAAAGACTGATGCTGGCAAAGCGTTTCAGGCTGACACACTTTACAGTAAAATAGGTTGGGGTAACTTTAGGGCCCCAATCAAGATCGCGCCAGGAACAGAGACTTATGGTCGTGGAAGCTTTTACGTACACGGCGGATCCCTTGCCGGTTCTCATGGCTGCATCGACCTGACCGATCAAATGGAAGATTTTGCAAAGTTCTACGGTACTTGGTTGGCGGCCAATAAGAAACAATCGATTGAATTATTGGTAAATTATAAAAAACCAAACGAGAATAGCTTGGTGAGTCAGCTGTGGAAAACAGCCCAAACTCCAATAACTTTTGACATTGGTAAAATTTAATCACCATTAAAAACTTTTTATATGAAATTATTTACTATTGTATTTTTGCTGGCCGTATTGACCTGCGTGGGATTCTCTTGTGATACTGACTCAAGAGTCATTAACTTAGCAACCGAGATGTCAAAAAAGTACGATGTTAAAAAACGAGATTACGTGGTCATAATTGACTATTCTAAATCAATTTTATCCGAACGACTTTACGTTGTTGACATGGCCAAAAAAAGGATAGTAATATCGTCAAGAGTAAGTCATGCATATAATAGCGGATTAATTCATGCCACCGATTTTAGTAATGTACCAGGTTCAGAAAAGTCAAGTCTAGGCGCTTACACTACCGGCGGAACGAAATACGGAAAGTTCGGTTATTCAATGTACGTTCGTGGACTTGAATCTCAAAATTCAAATGCCTATTCCAGAAATATAATTTTCCATTCAAATAAGAAAATGGAATTTGCTTGGTCTGCTGGCTGTTTCGCAACGCCTGATGAAACTAACCGGCAGATAATTGACCTGGTTAAGGGCGGTACTCTAGTTTACGTTTTTAAATAATAATTCAAATAGATGGATAATAAAACCCTAATTATTGCCGAGTTTGAAAAGCTCAAAGGCCAGTTCGTAATCAATGCCTGCTGGGAAATCGAAAGACTGGTTGCGGTCGGCGAAGATGAGATGGATTACTATTGGATAACCTACAACGGCCGCAAACTCAAGTGGAATACTTGCGTCGGTGGACTCATGCCGCTCAAGGGCCATTTAAGAGATAAGGATTATGCTGAGCTGATTAGACTGGCCAAGCTAAATCATTACGATCAGGTAACTCTTTGGAGTAATAGTGAGCCTGAGAAATTCCAAGCGGCCTGTGACGATCACATCAAAGATCTGTTGACTCTACCTGAAGACCATCGATTTTTAACAACGGTCTGTTTAGACCTAAATTAGTATATTAATAACACATGATTCAATTAAAGAATAAAACTGTAACTGAATACCTCGATCAAGATTACGCGATGTACGGTATGTACACGTTAGAAAATCGAGCGATCCCCTCAGTAATTGATGGATTTAAACCTACGGCTCGTAAGATCATTTACATTGCTGATAAAGTTTGGAGGTCAGGCAATGAGAAGCCACTAAAGATATTTCAGTTAGGCGGAAAGATTGCAGCCGATGCTCATTATCATCATGGCGATGGCTCATTAAATGGTGCAATCATTGGAATGGCACAATCATTTAAGAATTCCCTACCTTTACTTGAAGAGATCGGCCAGTTCGGTTCCCTAAGATCGCCTGAAGCGGGTGCTGCGCGTTACATCTCTACTAAATTGACCGGTAATTTCAGACTCTTGTATAAAGACTTTGAACTATTGGAAAATCAGGTAGAAGAGGGCAATACGATTGAACCCAAATTCTTTTTACCAATCATTCCGACCGTTTTATTAAACGGTAGTTCGGGAATTGCAGTAGGATTCGCTACTAATATCCTAAACAGAAATCCTCTTGATCTTGTTGATTCTTGCCTAAAGGTGCTTGATGGAAAAAAGATTGGTAAGCTCCTGCCTTGGTGGAAGGAATACTCTGGCCCAGTTGAGAACGTTACTGGAACGAATCAGTACGTAATGCGTGGAGTCTATGAGATTCAAAATACGACAACTGTCAACATCACAGAGTTGCCGCCGTCAATGACCTTTCAGAAGTACGAGACTCATCTTAATTCCTTACAGGACAGGGGTATCATTTACTCTTATGAAGATAACTCAACTGATGGAATCAATTACACCATTAAATTCGCAAGAGCAACTCTTGCCGACTTAATCGCAAAGGGTAAATTGGATCAGACTCTAAAGATGACTGAGACTGAGACTGAGAACTTGACGTGCTTGAACGAAAAGGGCAAGCTAATCATATTCGAAGATGTTTCGCAGGTGGTGGAATACTTCGTTAATTTCAGATTAGGTTTCTATTCAAAACGTAAGGCATTTCTAATAAAGAAATACGGCGAAGAATTGGTCTACTTATCAAACAGAGCGAAGTTCGTAAAGTTAATCATTGATGGTAAACTAAAGATCAATAATGTTCCTCGTAAAGAAATCGTTAGTTACTTACAGACCGCAGGTTTTGATGAGGTTAATGGATCGTATAATTACCTATTGAACATGCCGATTCATTCATTAACTAAAGAGACTTACGAGCAGCTCTTAAAAGAGGTTGCTGAAAAGAAGGCTGAATTGGCTGAGATTAAAAAGAAGGAGCCGATTGATATGTACAGAGAAGATTTAGTTGAACTAAAGAAAAACCTTAAAACCACATTAAAGTAAAATAAACTTATGAATATACAAACAGCAAAGGATCAATTGATCGAATTGTACGAATCTCAAATAGTTGATTTGACTATGATGTCAAAGATTGAATTAGGAGATGACGTTATTGAAGAAATTAAACGATTAAAGGAAATAATTGAAAATGAAAATATTTAAAGAAACTGCCAGTAAAATATTAGGCATGAACGGTCGAATGATTTCCGGTTCAAAGAGTAACTATCGAAATCGCAATCCAAAAAACCTTGCAGTATTCAATGCAAACGTCTGCACCAAGAACGAAGGAAAGATCTGGTACGGCGATGTTGACTTAACTCTAAGTCGCGAAGAACTATCTGAACTAGCTAGACTATTAGAGACCGATGTTTATGTTCTTTATGAGATGGATGCTAGATTCGAGAATGAAGAATCTCCTAAATTGGAAAATGCATTAGTCGTATTCAGACAGGACGGCTCGTGTAAAATAGGCGAACTCTACGAAGAATACCTAGATTCAGAAAGTTTAACCCGTAAAACCGCTTAACCTATGATAAAATCATTCACACAATTCATCGCAGGTCTTTTTGAAAAGAAGGGCGATTCTCATTCCTATGGCTGTGCCATGGTGTATTTCGATTTTCCACAAATGCAGGAATTTCATTCTGAAATAGATTTAGACGACGTTTATACCGAAGAGGGCGATCGATCTTTTGGATTAGAGGACGAACCTCATACCACTCTACTTTACGGACTACACTCAAACGAAATTGATGATGATACTGTAATGGACATTTGCAGGTCTCAACCAATAGGCCCGCTAATGTTAGTCAATGCTTCCCTATTTGAAAATGAGAACTATGATGTACTTAAGTTCGATGTGCAGAACTCGGCACTATATGAAATTAATGCCAAGCTTTGTGAACTACCTCACACCACCAATTTTCCAGACTATCATCCTCACGCGACGATAGGTTACTTGAAATCTGGAATGGGCAAGAAATACGTTGAGAAATTCAATAATAAAACGTATGAAGTAAATCCAAACAAAATCGTTTACTCAAAACCAGGCGGCGACCGCATAGAAGAAGCATGGAACTAATTTAACCTTAACTTGTATGGTGGATAAATAAATTAAAAATAATTCATCGTATGCTAGTATATTTAGTAACTAATTTAATTAACGGAAAAAAATACATTGGAATAGACTCAATTGATAATCCTAATTATTTTGGATCAGGGAAGTATATAAAGATCGCTATTAAAAAATACGGAAGGACTAATTTTAAAAAGGAAATTCTTGAAACTTGCAAAACTCGTGAAATTTTATTAAGTCGAGAAAAATATTGGATTGAAAAAATGGATGCAGTAAATAGACGAGACTTTTACAATGTACATGAAGGCGGTCAAGGCGGAGATATTAGAGAATACTTAACAATTGAAGAAATTAATCAGTGGAAAAAAAATATCTCAGATAATAGAACTGGAAAAACTAAAGGTCTTCCATTATCTGAAAAAAATAAAGTTGGAATTAGTAAAGGTTTAAATAAGTATTATGAAAATGGAGGAATTGCTCCACTTCAAGGAAAAACTCATTCAGACGAAACCAAAAAGAAAATAAGCGAATCAAATAAGGGTAAAATATTTACAGAAGAGCATAAGATCAAATTAAAAGAAGCAGCTGAGACTAGAGATATTAGAGGTAAAAATAATCCAATGAGTAAAATTGATTTCTCAGGTAATAAAAATCCAATGTATGGAAAATCCGTTTACAATATATGGGTTGAAAAATATGGAGTTAAAATAGCCGATATGAAAAAGGAAGAAATGACTGCTAAAAAAAGAAAGAACAAATAATGGAACTTATTACAACTCATATTTGTAAACAGAGCGAGATCGGAGTTCATGATACCATGTTCGGCGGACTAATCCTTTCAGTAATAGACGATGCCTCTGCTAGCTACGCATCTCAAATCTGCGATACTCAGAGAGTCGTTACCCTAAAAATAGATGAGCTCATCTTTGCAAAACCAGTAAAGGTCGGTAATATCCTAAAAGTTTACGGTGAGGTCAAGGATTTCGGAAAAACCTCAGTTACTCTCTACATTGAGGTTCGTAAGCACAACGTTTACACTGGACTTCAGACAGTGGTCACTCATACCAATATCAAGTTCGTAAGAATTGACGATGAAGGTACACCGCTTGCGATTAGTGAAAGAGTCAAGGAGAGATACATTGAGCGCATGAAAGAATACGGCAGAGCACTGCTCACGCCAGAAGAAATGATTACAAAGAAAACTCATTCTAAAAAGCAATAATGAATTATAAAATTTTCTCAATCGATGGCTCTAATCTGGCCACAAACATCGCAATCCAATTGGACGCTGACAACTACGATCAAATCCTAGGCAAATTTAAGGTGGACACCTTTTCTGATGGCGAGATTAGCCCACAATTCATGGAGTCGGTTAGGGACAAGAAGGTTTTCCTGGTCTCAAGCACAACCTCTTCTGAAAAAATGCTGACCCTATTACTCTCAATTGATGCGGCAAAACGTGCATCCGTTTCTGAAGTAATAGTAGTATTGCCATACTTCGGCTACTCAAGACAGGACCGTAAGGAAGGCATGCGCGGAGCAATCGGTGCAAAATTAATGGCCGATCTTTTACAAACGGCTGGAGCAAGCCGAATCATTTCAATTGATCTTCATGCAGAACAGATTCAAGGTTTCTTTGACATTCCAGTAAACATGATTCCTGGCCATGTAGCATTCGCTCCATTCATTAGGACAATCGCCACTGATGATTATTGTATCTGTTCACCAGATGCAGGTGGAGTAAAAAGAGCAAGCCGTTTTTATCAGAAGTTTCTACATAAGTTCGCGGACACTCATTTTGCAATGCTATCAAAATTAAGAGATAAACCCAACTCAATTGAGAGAATGGACCTAATTGGAGACGTTAAGGATCGCCACGTGATCTTAGTTGATGATATGATAGACACCGGTGGAACCTTAGTTAATGCAGCTCGACTCTTAAAAGAAGGCGGTGCAAAAAAGGTAACTGCCGTAATCTCGCATGGAGTACTCTCAGGAGTCGGTCACGAAAGAATTGCAGGTTCAACTGATCTTGACAAGCTAATCATTACTGACACCATTGAGCAAATCTCGAATCCCAAGATCCAGGTCGTAAGCTGTGCTCCAGCAATTGCAGCTGCAATCGAAGCAATAGTTAATTCAATCTCAATGGACAATCACTTAGCAAAAATATAGTCACATGATAACCCAAGAAATCCTAGACTCTTTCATTTATGAAACACTTAACGGAGAATTTGAAGTAACTGATCCAACTGCATTTGACCAAATCCTGGTTGATGGTCCTTTTACGACAAAAAAAGCAGCCGAAGCTGCTTTCATTGAATTCATTGAGAAAAACTCCATTGAGTTTAAATAGTCAAAGCGACATTTTTGAGCAAATTAGACAATGTAATTTCCAACTGAAGCAACGACTATGTAGGTCGCAACATCGTAAGTCGAACCGTTGCAAAGTAGCCAATTAGATTGTCTTTTGCTTAACGCTGTAAATATTTCTCCAACTGCTTTCGCTGGTATTATTCTCCTCGGTTGTGGTTGTGCTGGCATTGCCTAATCGTTATTTTAATAGCGCGTAATACTCTTTAAAGTGTTTTAAGCGATCAGCCAATCCGATAGTTCCGCCGTTAACTCGTTTAGTAACAGCCGTCACGGTAGCATCGTCGGCTCCTTTATCACAAATAGCCCACAATCCGTTTTTGTTAAAGAAGAATGCAGCTGATGCTAAAGGATATTTAGTAGCTACTAGATCTGGGTTTGCTAAGATATCGTCTTCTACCGTTGCATCAAATGCTTTGTAGTTGTCTTTACCAGTTAATTGGATGTATCCACGACCTCTATGTTTCCAACCCTCACCAGATGCTTCATTTCCATTACCCATTCTTGATGAGTATACTTTGTTTGCAATCTTTTCAGGGTTACGAGCATAACCTGCTGCTGTTGATGCGTTGAAATACTTTCCAAATATTTTAACTAATCCATCTGCAGAATAGTTTAAATTTTCAGATACAGCTTTAAATCCAGCTGATTCATGACCACATTGTGCCAAGAAATGAGCTAAACGCAATGGGGTTGTAATATTGAATTTAGCGGCTGTGTCCGGGATTTGAGCAATAACTGCCTCAGGGATATGACCTTTTAGATTAGCTAGTTTAAAATTACTAGCTGGGATTGCAACTGGGGCTGCTGCTTGAGCTGGGGCTGCTCCCATTAATTTTGACCAAGAGGCTGGGCCGACAATACCATCAGCAGATAGGCCGTTAGCAGCTTGCCATTCTTTTACCTTAGCCTCAGTGCCTGGTCCAAATTGACCGTCTGCTGTAAGACCAAGTTTTTCCTGAAGCTGTTTAACTTCAGCTCCTGAAGATCCATTTTTTAGTAACATAAGTATGATTTTTTTTGTTATTTATTAGAACTGCATGGACCTAAACGGTCTAATAAATAAACCCGGTATGAGCCCCTACATTAATAAGCGAAGCGCAAGTCTTCTTCTCAATTGGTGTAAAGAAAAATACGGACCAAGTCATTATCAAAACATTAAGACTCTAAAAATTAGATTAGATTTAACGCTTGATAGTCTAGGTCAATATTTTCCTTATCCTAACGAGATTGTGATTAATCCAAAGAACCATCGCTCTCTATTAGAATGGTGTGGGACTGTGATTCATGAATACACTCATTTTACTCAGGACATGTGCAAATACCTAGAATATCGAAACAGTTACGAGAATCATCCCTATGAGATAACATGCAATAATCGAGCTAAAAGAGATAAACTTGAGGCTCGTAGATTCGTTCTAGGGAAACTTCGACCTAAAAAGTAGTATAATAAATATCTTTAAAATAAAAAAATACACACAGACATGAAAAATCTATTTTTCGCGATCGCAATGATCTTCGCTGTAGCTTTGACAAGCTGTCAAAATACTACGACTGAGGCAACTTCAACTAGCCAAGACACTACACAGGTTGACACGACTGCAACTGCAGTTGATACTACTAGTATCAAGGCCGATACTGCTTGTTGCTCAGAGTAATCAGTTAAACTTTTTACGACTATTTCTGCCCGAACCTAGGTTCGGGCAGAGTTGTTTTATATAAATGACAAAAAAGTCGTAAAAAAGATGCCCACAACTAAACCAATTGAGGGAAATTGAGTAGAATAGTCTAAAATTCTATTCATGGATCAATCTAACATTAAGGTTGGCTTGGAAAACTCAACAGCAATTGTCTGTGACGAGTGCGGAAGCCAAACATTCAAGGAGGTTACTTACCTTAGACGTATTTCTCGATTATTGACCGGTGCTCCGGAAGACATGATCGTGCCAATTCCTGCGTTTGCATGCTCGAACTGCAATCACGTAAACGAACAATTCCAATTAAAGGATCAAAAAAATCAAATTAAATGATAACCGTAACTGACTACTGGGCTCCATGGTGTGGCCCTTGCACAATGCTAATGCCAACAATTGAAAAACTAGCAGAGGAATATAATGTTCCGGATAGCGAAGTTCAAATCAAAAAGGTGAACGTCGATGAAGACTCGGAAATTGCAGCCAAGTTTGGAATTCGTTCGATTCCTACGCTAGTATTTGAAAAGAACGGGGATGAGGTTGATCGTAGAACCGGAATTCTACCTCATGCTAAAATTAAAGAAATAATCGAAAATCTGAAAGACTAATGCAAATAACTTTCATATCTGACACTCACTGGCTGGTGAGAGATGCTCAGGACCGCAGAGACATGAATGATCTTCTACCAGGAGGCCCGATTTTGGTGCACGCAGGCAACGTTAGCGGTCGAGGCACCGAATCTGAGATTCGACAGTTTCTTGACTGGTTTAGTAAATTACCGTACGCTCATAAGATTCTAATCTCAGGCAATCATGACTTCTTTTTTGAAGTGGCCAAACCTGAGGAGGTTGCGGCCTTGATTGCTGAGTATCCGGGAATTACTTATCTAAACGATAGCGGAGTAACAATTGAGGGCATAAAGTTTTGGGGTAGTCCAATCACGCCGTACTTTCATAACTGGGCATTCAATCGATATCCACATGAAATTAAACCGCATTGGGACTTGATTCCAGAAGGCATCGATGTCTTGATAACTCACGGCCCGCCAAATGGAATATTAGATTTCACCGAATACGATCGTGACCATGTCGGCTGTCCGACTCTATTGAATAAGGTCAAGCAAGTAAAACCTAAAGTTCATGTCTTTGGCCACATTCATGAGGCTAGAGGCAAGGAAGAGATCGATGGAACAGTTTTCATAAATGCATCAATGGTTACGTTAAAGTACGAACTTCGATACGAAACTCCATACACGATAGACGTTGAACCAAATTCTCAAGATTTAGTATAATAACCGTATGAAGAATAAAATCAAACAAATCGCAATATTCGTCCTATGCTTAGCTATAGGTTTCGAATCAATTCACTTGGCCTTTTGGCTAATGAATCAACCTAGCACTCCGCTATTTTGGCTTGGAATTCTAGCCTTTACTGGAATTGCTTTTCTATCAGGAACTTACATTTGGAAAAAGGTGGGAGAATGGATCGAAAAGAAGTTTAATCAAACGGAGGATCCAGAATAATTTAGTCAACATTTTAAAAACAAATATACATGAACAAAGGAAAATTAATCTTAGCCGCAATCGGCTTTTTTACCGCATTGACTCTATTGATGAACTCATGCGAACGTATCGACGCTGGACACGTCGGAGTCAGAGTAAACCTGTATGGAACCGGTAAGGGCGTTGGAGACATCACCGAGTGCACAGGCTGGGTATTCTATAACCCGATCTCAACCAAAATTTACGAGTTCCCAACCTACATTCAACACAAGGAATACACAGAAGATAATTCTTTCGTGGTTAATTCCAAAGACGGTAGCGAATTTCACGTGAGCCCAATCATAAACTACTCGGTTCAACGAGACAAGGTGCCAGCAATCTTTAGCAAGTATCGTAGAACCCTAGAATCCATTGAAGAAGGTTTCTTAAAGACTACAATATACGATGCTTTCCGTATGACGGCTAATGCCTACACAGCTGAGGAGCTTATCTCTAATCGTCAAACCTTTGAGACTAAGGTGAGATCTAAATTAGACACAGATCTTCTTAACGAGGGTTTCACAATAAGTCAATTGACCTCGAACTTAGGCTATCCTGAAACATTTAAGAAAGCTATTGAGGCAAAGAACAATGCGGTTCAAGCTGCGCTAACTGCAGAGAATCAGGTAAAAACAGCTGAGGCTCAAGCCAAGATCAAAGTAGCGACAGCCGAAGGTAATGCTCAAGCCATGCTAGCAACTTCAAAGGCTGAGGCAGAATCTTATAGACTTAAGCAATCCGCAATCACTCCAATGCTCTTACAGCAAATGTGGATTGAGAAATGGAACGGTACATTACCGACCACCCAATTGGGAGCTGGTACAAACATGATGTACAATGTCAAGTAGTAATTCAGCAGAAAAAATTGAAATAATTGTATCATTAACTAAGGACGGTCAAACCGTAAAGGCTGTCCTTGGTTACGATCAAATTAAAGAAGTCAAGGAGTTCCATAATCAAGATCTCATTGAAACAACGATTAACATTCTTCAACAAGAAATCGAAAGAGGAATTTAATCAACGGAGAGGTGGCAGAGCGGTTGAACGCGGCGGTCTTGAAAACCGTTTTAGGTAACTCTAACGGGGGTTCGAATCCCTCCCTCTCCGCTACATAAAACTAAATAATAACGATGATTAAAAACACAACACCATATTTAGGAAAGATCAGACTTAAGTTTGAAAAGTTTCCTCACTATTCAGGAAAAGATAAGCTGAATAAAATTCACCTAAACCTTGGATTCACCAAGTTGGTCAGCCGCATAACACCGTTCAGAGATGAGAACGGTTTAGTAGTAAACCCCGATTGCATTGACCTGATCAGAAAGAACACCGGCCTTAAGGTCCAAACTCACACGTTTGGCCCAAATAATGAGTACACATTAACCAATTCATGCATGAACGCTGACGGCCACTACGTTGGCTCTATTGAAGAAGGTTGGTGGTATTACAATAACGGACTCCGATCAACTAAAGGTTCTCATCCTCATACTGCATGGAGCAAGGAGGCAAAGCAGTGGATAGGTTACTCTCATCGTGGAGCTTGTGCATTCGGTAAGGGCGATAAGTTATTCGATGCAAGTTGGGTTCCAAATGATGATGAGCTGTTTGCTCTTGAAAAACACTACGTGAAACACTTGGGAGAATTTCAAATCGAATACACCGAATGGTTACAGAGCGGCTCTGACCATAAGGACGAAGAATTCACTTTGAATACATGGGCAGTAGGCCACATTCCTTTCAAATTACGCGGAAGTAAAACAATTCACTCTTACGAAGATGCCTATAAAGCTGCCGTTAATTTTGCTAAATACATAGGTTAATGAAGTTGTTTCTAGGTTTTCTTTACGGCTTCATTGCTCAAGTATTAACATTCATTCAACTACAGGGGCCAATGAGATGGGACCTGTTAAAAAATCATAGAAACTGGCTGATCCTACTTGGACTGCCAGTTTCTTGGCTTTTTATGAATTCAGTAAAAAATTTCGTGTTGGCATTCGACGGTCTTATTTGGCCGAGTAGATTAATAGGATTCTCAATTGGGATCACAGTATTCACGATAATGTCCCAATGGCTGTTCTCTGAAGGCCTTAGTCTAAAAACCGTGATCTGTCTTATGCTAGGTCTCACAATACTCGCAATACAATTATGTTGGAAATGATCAGAGGTTCAGAACAAAATCGAAAACAAAGGGACATTGAACTTGCACGGCTTGTTGAAGAGTTCACAGAAAAGCTAGAACATGATCCCTACCAGCCGGGTATGGTACACCCGGAAGTTTATCCTGACGATTTACAGGAGGTAATTGAAGATCTTTTCTTTGTTAGAGGATTCTCCGAGGCAACCATCAAGGTCAGTAAGAATCCTGATGGAATGTCAATTCAGGTTCAAGTTTTAAACCGGGTGGAATAAATAATAAAAATTCCGCAATATCGGATGAAACTAAAGAAATTTAATGAATTCATAGCAATAAATGAATCTCTTCATGGAGTTGAGATAGAAGAGCAACTTTTCATAATCGACGGTGAAATTTACGATGTTCACTACTTTGATGTAGACTTAACATGGGACCATGAATCGGCTGATCCAGAGGTTGGAATACCGGTCTCATTTGATTTCGTTGAGGATTACCAGTTATATGGAGTAAATGAGGTTATACAATTAACTAATCTTGAGATCAGAGACGAAATCATTGATCTAGTGAATCCGCCTAGTGATGATATTTCAGCTGAGCTTGCAGATTTCGGATTCAAAGAAGAAGCAAGTGAAGATCTTATCGCGGATATTGCGTACTCAGGAAATTGGCAACAAAACTGGAAAGACTTGAAAGGCGAAGAGCTAAAGGCATTCTCCGATAGATTCATAAGTCTATATAATACGAATCAGCTTAAACAGATAGTCGGTGACTTTTCGACCGAATTACAGGCGGCAGTTGATAAAATTGATAAGCCTGATGATTATTAGGATTACGATGATAAATAATAATCTTCACCGAATAAATAACCTAAAATTACACGAATCTACATGAAACTGTTAAAGTTCACAGAATTTGTTAACGAATCAAAAGTTAATGAAGCACAACTAAAAGACAAGGCAATCATTGCTAAGTTAGAAAGAATTCACGAAATCAAAGAAAGATTGAAAGTGTTAACTACTGAAACTAAAGCTATCGAAGGAGAGCTAAAGGAGTTCGACGCATCAGTTAAACCAATCTTTGATGCAATGAAAGTTCTTAACGATAAATTGGCAACTACTGAGAAGTACGTAATGAAAATAACAAGATACGGTGGAGAAGGAACTTCAGTCGCTTACGGAAAAGCTGTAGAACAGGCTCTAACAATGGTTGATGAAGCTGCTCAAGCAATCATTAACGAATGCGTTAGACAGAATACTGCAATCACATCAGTTAAGCACTCTTTTGAAATCAATAAATTAGACGAAGGTAAGTTAACCGATAAGGCTAAGGCTGTAATCTCTAAGATTTCTGACAAGATTAAATCAATCGTTACTAAATTCAAGAGCTTCTTTGATTCTAAGATCTCTAAGATTGATGCAGCTAACGAAAAGCTTGCAGCTATCAAAAAATAATTAAACCCCAATGATTAAGCCACTAGTTCAAAGCTTCAATGAATACTTAATCAACGAGGCCAAATCAAGTCACCCAGCTAAATACAAAGCTCCTGAGGGAAGTTCCCGAGATGCCAAGCTAGATAAGGCCCAGGCCCTATTGAAAGCTGACAAAAAGGATCAAGCTTACAAGTTGCGTGACGAGATGGAAAAAAAGGAACGATCTAAACCGGATTGGAAGAACACTCCTCGCAAGGATTCACAAGTTGATGAAGCTAAAAAGTCAGGTAAGAACTTAAGCAAGGAAACTCTTGCAAAGATTAGAGCGGTTGCGACCAAAAAAGGTTATTCATTCGCTGATCTTAAAAGAGAATACGTTAAGGGACTAGGTGCTTTTTACTCTTCAGGTTCAAGACCTGGAATGACAGCACATCAATGGGCAATGGCAAGAGTAAATTCAGCGTCTCCTAGTAAATCTTGGGCAAACGTAAAAAAGGTTGGAAAAGAATAAAACCTTTTTTCAAAAAGTAGGTATAATAGCTTTATAAATAACTAAACAAAAATTCAAATACTCGTGCAAACAACAACGAACATATCAAAAAATACTCAAAACTGGAATCAGTATCCGGCAGGCACATCGATTGTGATGACAGCTGAGATTAAAGATTTTGGGGTTATGCGAGGTTCAAGTGGACGAAGTTAAATAAAAATATTAACTATGAAAACAACGAACCTCGAACCTAAAAAATTCGAGGTTTTTTGTTTTATATGGTGCGGTAGCTCAGACGGTAGAGCACAGGACTGAAAATCCTGGTGTCGGCAGTTCGATCCTGCCCCGCACCGCCAAAAAAATAAAATAAGATGAAGAAGTACACAATGCATTAGGTAAAAAAACCTAAGGCGAAATGTCAAAAAATCGAAACAGAGCAAAACTGAACAAAGCAGAAAATAGTAAAGCGTACAATCGAACTCTATTAAAATGGTTGTATCCTCCGTATTACGAAGAAGGCTGGTCATGGCATCATGGCGATCTGCCCAATCATAAATGGAGAGAGTTCAAAACTTGGAAACACAACAGAAAAACAAAATATAGAAAATGAAAAATATGAAACGAAAACGATAAAGGCCTAATGACTCTCATGGAGTTACGGGCCTCACTATGATCTCGTAACTCAGCAGGTTTAGAGTACCATACTTTTAATATGGGAGTCACAGGTTCGAATCCTGTCGGGATCACTAACAAAAATATAAAATTGCGGGATGCGTAGAAACGGCTATCTCGTCAGTCTCATAAGCTGAAGTTCCCGGTTCAAGTCCGGGTCCCGCAACTAGTTCTTTGAAATACACGAGTATGGTGAAATGGTATCATGCCGATCTCCAAAATCGTTGTTCCAGGTTCGAGTCCTGGTACTCGTGCAAACTATCAAAACTAAAATCATTAGTTCGAGTATAAATAATATTAAACTTTGATGTTATGATTTGTGAAACTTGCCAAAATTCGCATACTGGAGAATATGGTAGCAGTAGATTTTGTTCTGTGAAATGTAGCAGATCGTTTAGTACTAAAGCTAAACGATCTGAAATATCTGAAAAAGTTTCGAAATCGTTAACTAAGCATTCGAAAACTAAAGATTGTGTAATTTGCGGTATCGAATTTACTAGTAGAATCACTAGAACGAAAGTATGTGAATCAATTGATTGCCGAAAATTATATAGATCAAAGTGTTTAACTGGAATTAAGCCAAAAAGTGGAGAACTTAGAAAAAAGGGATCAGGCGGATTAAGAGAAGGAGGCGGTAAAAGTAAAGTTTATGAATATATTTCATCAAGTAATGAAAAAATGTTTTTAAACTCTGAAGAAATATTAATTGCGAATCTATTTGATGAGTTAAATGTTACGTGGAATAGAAATAATAGAGGCTTCAAATATAAAGATGAAGGGAGAATACGAACGTTTTATCCTGATTTTTACGTGAAGGAATTAAATGCATACGTTGAATATAAAGGTTGGGTAACTAACCAAATGAGAAAAAAAATGAAGTCAGCAGTAGCTGAAAATGATTTATCATTAATAATAGTAGTAGGGTCAGACTCTAGATTCAAAAATGATGGAATTTCAATTGACAATCTTAGGAAACGGATTGAGTCTACTAAATAATTAAAAATCTTTCGAAAGAAAGTAATTAAGTTAATACAAATTATGGTATATTATTAATAACAAACAAAGAGAGTTCTTTGACATATTGAAGATCGCAAATTGTCCTGTGGTGTAACGGCAGCACATCTGGTTTTGGTCCAGAGAATTGAGGTTCGAATCCTTGCGGGACAACAAATCTTGGGATTAATTACCCTAAGACTGGATGATTCGAAGCATCCGATTGATTATGGTGTAATGGTGCACAGAGGAACGGAGTAATGGCAGTTGCTTTAGCAAACGGTTAACTGGAGCTCAGGATTAAGGTTCAAATCCTTTTTAGTCAGCAAATATATTGTGAGGTGGAGAAGTGGTATCTCATTGGGCTCATAACCCAAGGGTCGGTGGTTCGAATCCATCCCTCGCAACCGTGACCATTTTTGTAACTAGTCTTAGATCATTGATTAGATGGACGTAATGCGGGATGGTTTCCAAGTCCCCAACTCGAAAGAGGTAAGGTTGTCTATTCCGTCCTGCACGGTATCCGGTTCGAGTCCGGCTCTAATCACCATAGGTGTATAGCTCAAGCGGTTAGAGCAATTTTACGTTAAGTAAAAAAGATCCAGGTTCAAATCCTGGTGCACCTACCACCGGATCCATGTACGTCGAGCACAAACCAATTGCTCTTCAGGTAGATTTGCATGGATAAACAGCCCTTCAAGGTATGCTCTACGGGGCAGGAGTGAACTAAAGAGAAACGGACTGGTAGTTCAGCTGGTTAGAATGCCGCCCTGTCACGGCGGAGGTCGCGGGTTCGAGTCCCGTCCAGTCCGCTCCAGGTATTTCTATACCTAGTCTTAGATAATGGTCCGTTCGTCTAACGGTTAGGACACGCCCCTTTCACGGGTGAAATACGGGTTCGATTCCCGTACGGACTACGCTTTATCGAATAAGTTAGCAGCGTAAACAATTGACGGAACGTTGTAAGCTGAGAAGCTTTGAAGAGCTGAAGTTTAGTAACCTCTTCTGAAATATCCAAATGGCGATACCTTGGAGAGTCGGTCGCAGTCATGAGCACCGATGCAGAGGAAAGAGTTTCATGAAGATCTTTCACCGGTTCGAATCCCTCTATCGCTACTAAGAATGACGGTCTCTCCGGCCAATGTGATGTCGACAATCACGGCCGGACCAAAGAGGTCATCACCCTCAGCCTGGGCCCAGAGAAAACTCTGATGAAGCTGTTAAGATTGGAGCGAGACGGGTACTCCAACGTTGTTCTTTTAAGGGCTGTTAGCTCAGATGGCTAGAGCACCTGCCTTGCACGCAGGGGGTCGAGAGTTCGAGTCTCTCACGGTCCACACCAGGTCGTTCTTCACCAAGAAAACGTTGGTTGCAACATAATCGCTAAACTGCCTCCTTAGCTCAGCTGGTAGAGCAACTGATTTGTAATCAGTAGGTCGCTGGTTCGATCCCGGCAGGAGGCTCACAGCGTATCAGGGTCGAGCCGCATTTTGCCAAGATACGAAATAGACTTGAGAGGATCAGAGGCGGCCGTGACTACCTCAAGTCGAAAAATTAAATGGTGTCTTGGTACGCTCTGACGAAAGTTAACGACAAGGTCTCGGTTGGCAGAAGGCCTCTGATCCAACCCAAATTGCGGGAGTAGCTCAGTTGGTAGAGCACGACCTTGCCAAGGTCGGGGTCGCCGGTTCGAACCCGGTCTCCCGCTCAAACAGCCCTCTGGTGGTGCACAATTAAGGATCGAAGATGGGAATTACAGACACTTAACGTGTGTTGGCGTGGACGTCCCCCGAATCGTATGTCGGCGAAGTTGGCAACTCTTAGGATAATACAAAAGTTGTAATGCAGGTGTCGTATAACGGCTATTACTCCAGACTTCCAATCTGGAGATGGGAGTTCGATTCTCCCCACCTGCTCCAAAAATAACACCTAAAACAATGGACCGTAAATTTCAATCACTAACAAACGGAGCCTACATCGATCTCATTCCCTATTTGGAAACAAAACTAGCGGAAGCTGATAATATCAGAATGTATATCGGATCGGATAGTCAAACGATTGGTGAGAAAACAGTTTACGCGTTAGTCATTGTTCTACATTACGGAAATAGCGGTGGGCACGTGATCTATTCAAAAAAGACCCTTCCAAAGGTCGTTAACCGATTCACGAGACTATGGCAAGAGGTTGAGGACTCTGTTGAGCTCGCTCAGTACTTGGAAGCGAATGGCGTCTGTAAACCAACCTTCATTGATGTTGACCTAAACCCTGATCCTCGATACGGCTCTAACTCTTTACTAAGAGCAGCATTAGGTTACGTTGAAGGTTCAGGTTACACTCCACGCTGCAAACCGTATGCAATCTCAGCAACATACATCGCGGACAAGATTTGCAAATAAGAATGTGGGTGGCTCCCTTATTCGCTGTGGCGGACCACGGGCATCTAAGACACGTCATACAGGGGGCGAAAGCGTGTCAACTAGTCCTTTAGCTCAGAGGCAGAGCATCGTCTTTACATGGCGAGGGTCGGGATTTCGAAATTCTCAGGGACTACTAAATGTCGGAAGGGCTTGCGTCCAAACTCAATATGAGCCAGCATGTCTTTCCGACTCCATGCAGCCTTAGCTCAGCTGGAAGAGCGTTTCCTTGACATGGAAAAGGTCGCAAGTTCGAATCTTGCAGGTTGTACAATGAGTAAGAGATGCTCAGTAAGATTGGTCGCATTCTTTAAATAAAGCGATGGTGGTAAAAAAATCCTCGACCTAATGAGGTATCGATTCGGACTAACGATAGCAAGATCCTGCATCGCCGACGTAAGGATTGACAGGTTTTTATGTGGTAAGACACTAATGAAAAAGCTGAAGCGGCAAAAGCTGCACGGTGATGGTTCTCGAAACAGTCAGAGTAACCCGTTAAAATCTAGCCTTCGTACACGTCTCAGCATGGAGCAAATTTCGGGATATAGCGTAACCAGGTTATCGCGCCTGCTTTGGGAGCAGGAGGCTGGAGGTTCGAATCCTCCTATCCCGACAATAAATTGGCAATTAGCTCAGTTGGTTAGAGCACCTCTCTGATACGGAGGAGGCCGCAGGTTCGAGTCCTGCATTGCCAACCACAAATTGGGATATAGCTCAGCGGTAGAGCAGAGAGCTGTTAACTCTAAGGTCGGAGGTTCGATCCCTCCTATCCCAGCAAAATCATGCCGACGTCGTATAGTGGCAATTACGAGGGACTGTAAATCCCTTGCCTTCGGGCTTCGCAGGTTCGAGTCCTGCCGGCGGCACCATTGGACTTTTAGCTCAGCTGGTTAGAGCAGCGCACTCATAATGCGAAGGTCTCAGGTTCAAATCCTGAAAGGTCCACCGTTTGGTATATTAACCTAAAAATAGAAATCATGAATCAAAAATTCTCAGAAATGGCGGACCGTTTAATGGAACTGCCTCAAGCAATCAGCGAGATCCAATTGGAAATCTTGGAAAGAACCGAAGCCTCTAAACAGGTACAGGACAAAATTACCACGATTGAGTCAAAAATTAAAGCTGATATTAACAATGCGATCGATGGCAACGGAAAGAAAGTCTATTCGAATGCTGAAGCTCGTGAAGCAGCCTTCATTGAGGATGCCAATGAGACTCAAGAGTTGATGGACCTAAAAACAGACTATGATTACATGCAACGTGAAATCTCAGAAAAACGTATTGAGATTGAAAAGTTGAGCAATGATCAACGTAACATTAGAAGTTTGTTAAATTTTTTCGCAAATAATTCTGAAAATTAATAGTATGAAGAGCGAATTTCAAAAGTACGCAATGAGCGAGCACGGTGTGTCATCGCTGAATTTGCATAATTATCAAAAACAAGTTGAAGCGTCAATGACGCCGTATATCCTAGAGGAACGCGAGCTACGTGTTACTCAAATGGACATTTTCTCCAGATTAATGCGTGATCGTATCTTATGGGTTGCTGGACCGGTGAATGATTACATGTCAACAATCGTTCAGGCTCAGCTAATGTTTCTTGACTCGGTCGGTGGAGCAGATATCACAATGCACATTGACTCTCCAGGCGGATCAGTCAAGTCAGGCCTCTCAATGGTCGATGTGATGGACTACATCAATGCCGATATAATCACAGTTAATACCGGAATGGCCGCATCAATGGGATCAGTTCTTCTTGGCGCTGGAACTAAAGGCAAGCGATTCTCACTAAAGCACTCACGTACGATGTTACATCAATCAAGCGGAGGTTTTAGCGGAAACATCCAGGATGCTGAAGTTGACATGGAAGAGTGGAAGAAAATCAATGATGAACTCTTCATTCTCTTAGGCAAGTACTGCGGTAAAAAACCTGACCAAGTTAAGAAAGACGCAACTAGAGATTTCTGGTTGACAGCAGACGAAGCAGTTAAGTATGGCATAATTGATCAAGTAATATTAAAGAAGACTAAGTAATGAGTAGAGTATTAATTCTCCTACGTGGAGTTCCCGGTTCAGGTAAGAGCACATTTGCTAATCACATGTGGTCAAGCGGAGTCGTGTTTGAAGCCGACAAATTCTTCTATGATGAGGAAGGTAAATACCAATTCGACGGTTCTAGATTAAAAGATGCCCATGAATGGTGTCGTCGATCCGTACAGGAGGCAATGGAACAGAACCATCTAAGCGCAGGTCAACACTATCCGGAAATAGTAGTGTCAAACACATTCACCAGAGAATGGGAGATGCAGGCATACTTAGATTTAGCAAAGCAATTCGAGTATCATGTCGTTTCCTTAATCGTTGAGAATCGCCACGGTGGCAAGAACGTCCACGAAGTACCCGATGAGAAGGTACAGGAGATGAGAGATCGTTTTGAAGTTAAATTATGAGAAGACAAAAAGCAACATTCAAAAAAATAGTAAAGGATTGGAACGAGGCAACCGCTGCTGAAGTCTGGGAAGGTATCAGAGATAACTTCACATTCGGTTTTATTGGCGCAACTCTTGTAGTATTCATTGCAACAAGAACTGATGTTGCTGTTTTATTCGGATACATTGCCTACTACTTTTACATGGGCACAATCGTGAATAGGCCGAAATACGTAACCCAATTAGGAAAACTAATAGTGTTTCCAATTCCGTCGGCTCTCGGAGCATTCACCGGTTACAAATTGTCTTATCTACTTATTCAATTACTAACCTCATGATCTTTATAGAATACCGGGCACAATATCGAGAAGTTAAGGGATTTTCCCATGGAATAACGTTCTCACCAAGTCTTGATAGTCTTAAAGGTATCATGACCATTTATAAAATCGTAAATCGTTACGTGATTGAAGGTTTCGACGGAATCATGTGGCATCAAATTGAAAAAACTAAAGACTATGATCTTATCTAGAGAAATCATACAGCCTTACGTTGATAACGGATTAGTGGAAGCAAAGGACCATCCTAAGCTTCCACTCACCATTTATAATTACTCAAGAGAGTGCCAGTTCGAACAACGTTGGGATCAAGTGACCTTACAGTGTCGAGGTTTGATTCTTGATCATGAGAACCGAATAGTCGCTAGAGGCTTCAATAAGTTCTTTAACTACGAGGAGGTCGAGAATAAGGGAGAGATTCCGGTCAATGATGAGTACGTTTATGTGCAAGAAAAAATGGACGGCTCGTTGGGAATCCTATTTCATTACGATAACGATTGGCACATGGCCACAAGAGGGTCCTTTGAATCCGATCAAGCCAAAGCAGGTCTAGCGATTCTAAAAAAGAAGTACGATCTTGGAAAGTTTCATTCAACTGTTTGTTACATTTGTGAGATCATCTATCCTGAAAATAGAATAGTCGTTGACTATGCGGAAGAAAAGCTTATGTTTCTGTCAGCCGTCATGGAAGGGCGTGAAGTAAATTGGGGAACGGCTAAAGCGCTATTTCACTCATCTGGGATCCTTGAAGAGGATATTGTTTGGACGGCGATGGATACCATTACTGAGAATATTTTTAAACGATATAAGAACCTTAATGAATCTGATAAGGAAGGTTTCGTCCTACGATTCCATCCATCAAATTACCGAGTTAAGATCAAGTTCGACGAGTACGTTAGACTACACCGACTGTTGACCAATTTTTCAAACATTGATATTTGGGAGTGCTTGCGAAACGGTGATGATCTAGGCGAGTATCTTGAAAGCGTGCCCGATGAATTTGATGCATGGGTTAGAGACTGGATCAGGGCTCTTAAATTTGCATTCGTCATGAAGGAAATTGATGCAAAAAAGATCTTTGCTGAATTGTTGAGCCAACCTCTCGATACCAAGAAGGATGACGCACTGTGGATTCAAGCAAATTGCCCAAAGGAATACCAAGGTCTAGTATTCTCAATGTTACATGACAGAGACTACAGTCAAACCATTTGGCGAATGATTCGACCTGACTATCAAAAACCTTTCTGGAACCGTTAACTGATTGAGAGTATAATATAAAAAGACTCAATCTAACATGCGTAAATTACTTGTGACCGGTGGCAATGGGCTAGTCGGATCAGCAATAGAGGCTGACGTTAAGATCGGTAGAGAATTCGACTTGACTAATACTGCTCAAACTCAAAATGCATTCGAGCTCCATAAACCTACTCATGTCATTCACTGCGCTGGCAAAGTCGGAGGACTAGGCGGCAACATGAATTATAAGGGAGAATACTTTTACGATAACTTGATGATTAACACAAACGTCATTGAGGAGGCACGTAAAGCCGGAGTTACTAATCTAGTAGCATTTCTCTCAACTTGCGTTTTTCCGGACGCAATCGAATATCCGTTAACTGAAAAGAAGATTCACTTAGGTGAACCTCACTCATCGAACTATCCTTATGCCTATGCAAAGCGGATGTCGGACATTCAAATCAGAGCCTATCGCGAACAGTATGGCGTGAAGTACACATCAGTAATTCCGTGTAACATCTACGGGCCAAACGATAATTTTTCGCTGGACCATGGGCATGTCATTCCGATGTTGATGCATAAGATACACAAAGCTCAACAAAACAAGAGCGAGCTCGTCATTTGGGGAGATGGATCGCCGCTTAGGGAATTCATATACTCAAAGGACGTTGCTCGACTTGCTGAATGGGCAGTAGATAACTACGATGAGGCTGAGCCAATAATATTTAGCACATCAGAAGAAATTTCAATTGCTGAAGTAGTTGAACTACTAGTTGAGGCATTTAATTTTAAGGGCGCAGTTAGATTTGATAAGTCAAAACCAAACGGCCAACACCGAAAACCTTCAGACAATTCAAAGTTGAAGAGTTACCTACCTGATTTTAAATTCACACCGATTGAGGAAGGCCTCAAGGAGACAGTAAAATGGTTTATAGACAATTATGAAACAGCACGAAAATAAAAAAGCACTAATCACCGGAATAAACGGGCAGGATGGCTCGTACTTAGCCGAGTTTTTATTAGACAAGGGTTACGAAGTACACGGCACCCTAAAAAGAAATTCAATCTCTGAGAATCAAACCGCTCGATTGACAGATGATGTTTACGCAAAGGTCAAGCTACACTATGCTGACGTTACTGACTTATCTTCGTTAATCAGAGTTGTTCAAGAAATCATGCCAGACGAGATCTATAACTTAGCTGCACAGTCGCATGTTCGAATTTCGTTTGATCAACCCGTCTATACTGCGCATGCAACAGGCTTAAGCACATTAAATCTATTGGAGGTCGTAAGACTAATTAAGCCTGAGGCTAGAGTCTATCAAGCCTCTTCGTCTGAGATGTTCGGAAACTCGATTGACCGGGACGGGTACCAGAGGGAAACTACTCAAATGACTCCTGTCTCTCCGTATGGTTGTGCAAAAGTTTTCTCGTATAACATTGCAAGAAATTACCGAAACTCTTATGGAATGTACGTGTCAAACGGAATCCTATTCAATCACGAGTCTCCAAGACGCGGTACGAACTTCGTTACTAATAAAGTATGTAAGGAGGCAGTTAAGATTAAATTGGGGCTCTCGACCGAACTTAGGCTTGGCAATTTATCCGCAACACGAGATTGGGGCCATGCCAAGGATTACGTTAGAGCGATGTGGGAAATCCTACAGTTAAAAGAACCCGGTGATTACGTTTGTGCAACCGGTGTATCTCATTCAGTTAGGGATCTATGTGAATACGTCTTTTCTAAACTAGCCTTGAATTGGAAAGACTGGGTTAAAACTGATGAGAAGTTTCTTAGACCTGAAGAGCTACATGATCTGAAGGGAGATCCTAGTAAATTAGTTAGAGCAACCAGTTGGTCTCATGATTACACGTTTGAAACGATGTTAGATGAAATGATTCAGCACTGGTTAGACGTATACTCGTGCTAGCAGGTCCGGTGCTCTTCTAATAAATAATCGAAAGCACCCAGACACATGCCAACTCATAAACCGTATGCAATTAACCTAGGTTCAGCAATCACAGGTACTACTCAAACTGGTAACTTTGCGGTTGGGACTGGGACACCAACCACAATCTGGTCAAATCGACCAGGCTCAGTTACTTGGTGGATGGGTCCGGATGAGGATGTTGGTTACTTAATCGTGAAGCAAGATGGCACAAATCCTTCTTTCTGGAGATCAACAGCTAAGACTGATCTAGCTTTTCTAAGCCTAGCTAATAATCTAGCTAGGAGATTCGGCACAAACACATTTGCCTCAGCCTCAGCTGCCTATACTTGGTTAACCGCGAATGGCTATTACACAACATTTCTACCCTATGCGGCTGGACTATATAAGACCACTTACTCTGGATACTTTGCAGATGTGGTTAGTTTCTTTGCGACCGCGACTCCACAAGCATTCGGCACAAATCCGGCAACTTCAGTACAAACGACATCAATCACGGAGCCAGGATCAGACGACGGATCTAACTTTAGCTGTCAATGGTTAGGTTATTTCAAACCGACGACTACCGAAACTTATACATTCTTTACTAACTCTGATGATGCTTCTTATGTTTGGGTTGGATCAACTGCTGTATCTGGATTTACAACAACAAATGCAGTAGTGAATAATGGAGGAGCTCACTCACCTCAAGAAGCTTCAGGATCTATAGCTCTAACTGCAGGAGTTTATTATCCTATAAGAATTCAATTTGGAGAAGCCGGTGGAGGAGACATCATGACCTTTAATTATTCTACTCCCACCATTGCCAAGACAACCACGGTCACAGGCCTAGTATTCTACAACACCACAACGAACGGCCACTAATCCAGTATGTTTTGGGTATATTAATCTAGAACCCAAAAACTTACGTTATGGATAAAAAACAAATTTTAACTGCAGCGCTTGACAAGTTAAGCGCATTTGCAAAAAAACTCGGTAACTTATTAATGTTGGTGATTGCACTCGTTGCAGGCTTCTTCATTGGCTATTATTACTGGGTCATGACCAACAAGGTTGATAAGTCCCAATGGGATAATATTAAGCCGTTAACGACAACATCAGTTGCGATCAACGAACGTAATGAGTTACTGGTGATTGATCGTAAGACTGGCATCTACTCAATCTATCAAGATTCAGTTGGTATGGTCATCTTCAATCTATACGCGAATCGTATTTACAAACAAGCAGTTCCTGCACAAAAGTAATTTCAGATGTTTTCATTAAGAACCATAGTAATCCTCTTCTGTGTCATGCTATTTGGAGCAGTGTGGGCCTATGAAATGCGTCAAGAATCAGATGGACTACCGGACGGAGCGATGGACATTCAACACGCTCCACCGTGTATCCAAATGTACGATTACTTAAAGAAGTACTCTGACCAATATGGAGTACCGTTTAGAATCGCAATGGGAGTCGCTCACAAGGAGACTCGTTACGGTGGACCGTTTCATTGGAGGTACAATCCACAATTGACTTCATCAGCCAACGCCTATGGTGCCATGCAGATTCAGGTGCCAACTGCAAATTTCATTTGGGCAGGCAAGAAAAAGATTACATCAAAGAAATTACTGACAGATCTAGAGCTTAACGTTGAGACCTCAATGAAGTTGCTGGCTCACTTAAAAAAGAAGTACGGTGGCTGGGACGTTGCGCTTGGTTGTTACAATACAGGAAGACCAATCGTAAATTCTTATGCAATCGAGATCATGAAAACTGACTACACTGAGTAGTCAGTTTTTTGTTTTTATAGTATATTAATAATCATGAATAAGATAAATCAATTTTTCGATAAGTCGCCTTTATGGCAAATCTACATCTTCGGGTGGTTTTTTACAGGAGCATTCGTTGCTGCGCTTTTTTATGGACTTCAATTAATAGCTCCTCCGAATTCAAAAATGCTAATTACGGGAATTAATTGTATTAAAATGGGAGCACTTACCGGAATTCTCTTTGGATTAATGATTATGTTAATGGTATCTATGATGAGAAAATCTCAAATCTTTTGGGATTATGCAAAAGTGGTAGAAGAACTAATTGAGGCCGCAAAGACCAAGGACGAATTGACATCAATATTCAACACCGAATTCCAAGAGCTAAGAAAGAAGCGTCAGGGTGGTCCGCAGATTCCGGAACTAAATCGTCTCTACACAATCATGAAAACCAAAATCCAGTACATTAATTAATAAGATAATCATGGACCCAAAAGAACACGTATGGATCAATCGAGAGTTCGTTCACACGAAGCTCTGGCCAAGTTCACAGTACAATTTTTTAACTGGAGAAACTCAAGATCTTGAAAAGGAATACAAGGAGGCCCTAGCCGGTCAGCTGGTTGTGGTAATGGATGTAGCCTTTGATGATTCAGGCTATTTGATTATGGGTAAAACCAAGGAAGGCGGTCATTTTCTGTGGCAGATCGAAAAGGGAGATACTAAAGGCTTTTTACCGGTCATCATGAAGAATGGTACATTAATGCCGGCTGGGCTTAGTCCACTTGAAGAATTCAAATGGATGATGGAAAGCCATTTAAGACAATCAAATTTAACTGACAATGTATAATGCAAAATACGTAATAGTGGAAGGCAGTGCAATAGTTTTCTCTGCTGCAATTCAACACAAAGACATGGTAGGTACCGGTCAAAAATGCGAAGGTGCCGGATTCGTTTACTTTGCGATGGTTAAAGATTCCTTCGACGATGATGTTATCGTAGCAAAATGTTTCGGTGAATCAATTTCATTGGGAATCAAATCTCGAGGAGACGATGATAGCAAAATTCTAACTCGACAAATAACAAATCCAGCATAGAATGGAATCGAGCATCAAGGTTAGAGTTGAGCAAATATCTTTTGAATCGGCAGGTCAGTACATGGACGTTGTCGCTCATACTGATTACGTTGACATAACGATCGGCGGAACCGAAAATGAAAAGTTCCCCGTGACCCTTGAGGATTGGAAAAAAATAAATCAAGAAGTTTTAAAAATATTGAAACAAGATAATTAATGAGTATATTATATTTCAAACAACGATTAATTGACCAAAAATTCTTAGAATCTAGGCCTGAGGAAGATAATGGTTTCAGTTATGATGATCACGAAGACTTCACAGTACTTGAGGATGGTTATCGACAATCAGAGGCAGAGCCTGTAAACATTGATGCGCTAATTAAAGAATTGACCGATCTCAAGCAGGCTGGCGCAAATTATGTCAGCTGCGATTGGCACGGTGACCATCAAGAGCTTAAGATGTATGGATACGAATTTAGGAAGGCAACTGAAGATGAAGTTAAGGCTAATGAATTGAAGCTAGCTGAGGCAGAACTGGCTAGAAAACAAAAGGAGATTGAAAGACTTGAATCTCAATTGAATAAATTGAAAGAACCAACATCATGAAAAATATAAGAGAAGAAATAAACTTTACAGCAAAGGGCGGAATACTAGACCTATTCGATAATGCAATAAAGGCCGCATTCAACATAACCGACGAGGAGATCGATCACTTTGTGTCAGCACTAGGTGGAATGGACACTCCTTCGACATTCACTCAACGTCGGCTCGCTCTTGAAGTTAGAAATAATTATTTAATTCAAATGAAATGACAGAACTAGAAAAATTTACAGCGGTCAATCTTTGCGAAACCGCTGAAGACTTAACGAAAGCAATTCGACTGATTGCTGATCCGGCAACTGGAAAAGTGCAAGGTCGAGTAAAGGAATTTGATGCTCAACGAATGGCAGGCTACGTAACGTTCGTCGTGAATGAAGGAGCACCTGCAAACCTATTGACTCGCGAGTTTGGAATCAGGCAGCAGGCACTGTATTTAAGATACTGCATTGAAAACGGAATTTAAAATTTATCAATGAGAAATTGGAAAGTAATTTGGACGCCGGAAAAGAGGGAGGCTGCTATTGCCAAACTCACCGAGTACTTTGAAAGTCATGGGCCAGGTGAATGTATATGTCAAAATGATGATGCTTTAATTGAGGCACCTGACCTGTTAGCAGATATAGCTGACGACATTTTAATTGAAGGAGACGGGCTAATTTGGCAAGAGGAAGAGTAAATTAACTTCATGAAAATTACATTACATCCTCATCAACGTATCTGGTTTACATCAGACACTCACTATAAACACTCAAATATCTGTAGGGGAACTTCAAATTGGCCTGAGTCCAGCAAGACTAGGGATTTTGATACCTTGGAACAGATGAATGCTACCATAATCAATAACCTCAATCACCTAGTTAGGGAAGACGATATTCTATTCCATTTGGGAGACTGGTCATTCGGAGGATATGAGAATATAGCAGAGTTTAGGGACAGAATTCTGTGTAAGAATATTCATCTCTTGCTAGGAAATCACGACCATCACATCGAGAGGGACAAGGGAGGAATCCGAAAGTTATTCAGTTCGGTACACGATTACTTGAGACTTGAGCTTACTGTTCCAAACGAACCTAATTCAATAAACTCTGGCGAGGTCATTAAAAAGACCATGATCCTATGCCATTACCCAATCGCAAGTTGGCACGACATGAACCGTGAAGTCATTCACCTACATGGTCACGTTCACTTGGGTCCGGAGAATAAACTACATGATGGCAAGGCAATGGATGTCGGCATGGACGGAAACGATCTAAATCCTTACTCTCTGCAGGAGATCGCAAAGATCATGATGGACCGCCCGGTTAGGTGTTTAGTTTTGCCAAACGATCATCACGAAACAAATGAAGGCAGATAGTTGGTATATTAAAGTAATATGAAACCATTTTTTAAATTTTACGAGGTAGGAGGCAAGGTCAGGGACGAAATCTTGGGCCTGCAGTCAAAGGACGTTGATTTCGTTGCCGTTCCCAAGGAGTCTTTAATTGAAGAGTTTCCGGAAGCAGAAGACCTTTTCAAAGTGCTAGTTGACTACTTGACTCGTGAGAAGTTTCAAATCTTTTTAGTGACAGCTGACTGTTATACGATCAGGGCTAAATTTCCAGATGGTCACAAATACCAGGGAGTTGCGGATTTCGTGATGGCTAGAAAAGAGGTTGGATACTTGCCTTTTACAAGAACACCGATCGTGAAGCCTGGAACTCTATTCGATGATTTACAAAGACGTGACTTCACGCTCAATGCAATCGCAAAGGACGAGGATGGAGCACTGATTGATCCATTCAACGGAATTGAGGATTTACAAAATGGAGTTCTTAGAACACCGTTACCTTGCGAGGTTACTTTCAAGGACGATCCTTTGAGAATCCTAAGAGCGATCAGGTTCATGATCACTAAGGGCTTTGTAATCACAGCCGACATGCATCAGCACATCAAGCACTTCGATTATGAAGTCTTCATGGCAGTCGTATCCGCTGAGAGAATCAGGGAAGAGCTACTTAAATGTTTCAAACACGATACTGCCGAAACTCTCAGAGTATTGATGAGGTATCCTGCACTATTTGAATACATTTTTATGACAAAGATTTGGTTGAAACCAACAATGGAGGAATAATATGAAAAAGATAATAATTTTATTATTCGTAGCTTTAATTTTTGCAAGCTGCGGAAAACCAGCAAAATACACGATTAACAGCGAAGGCGGTAAGTACTGGACAAATTCCTATACAAAGGATGCGAACGGTTGTATTGTGTTCAAGAACGAATGCGGTTGCGGTGGAGATCCTCAATCAGTAACAGTATGCGGAACCTACACAATAATCAAAAACTCAGGCCATGAGAAAGAGTAATCACGGACTTCACACTAATCTTGGTCAGCTTAAGATCGACCTAGTGCTCAGACACCAATGGGAAAAGGACAATGACAGTAATTGGTGGGACAAACGAAAGTGGAAGACTGAGAGACGCTTGGGAATTTGGTGGAAGACTTACAGAACGGTAGGTTCAACCAAAGGTTTGCCTAAGTGGTTGTGGAAAGACACACACTCACCAAACCTAATGATAGGAGTTGACTTCATTTGGTTCAAATTTTGGATTAGTCTTAGTTGGGGTACCTTAATTTTAAAAATAAAAGATTAAAAAATGGAAAGAAAATTAGCAAGCATTCAAAGAGTCCGCGCAATCAAACCGATTGATGGAGCTGATACAATCGAAGTAGTTCAGATCAATAGCTGGAACGTAGTTGCAAAAAAAGGTGAATTCACAGAGGGCGACCTCTGCGTCTATTTTGAAATAGATTCGTTTCTACCGATGGAGAAGGACTTTGAATTCCTAAGAAAGTCTTCATACAAAAAGATGGGAGACTTAGAGGGATTCAGATTAAAAACAATTAAGCTTAGAGGGCAGGTTTCGCAAGGGCTATGTTTACCATTAAGTGTTCTGGAAAAGGAAGATGAAATGAAGATTGGAATCAGTAAACAGCCTTGGGGAGATCAGCTTCAGCTTGGACCCTATGATGACGCGCTTGTTATCGAAGAAGGCACTGACGTTACTGAGTACATGTGCGTGCTTAAGTATGAACCACCAATTCCAGCAGAGTTATCAGGTAAGGTTAAAGGCATGTTCCCGTCATTCATTCACAAGACTGATGAGGAACGCGTACAGAACTTAACCGACCATTATGAAAGTTGGAAAGATCAGGCTTTTTACGTAACTGAGAAATTGGACGGTTCGTCCGCAACTTTCTACTTAAAGGACGGAGAGTTTGGAGCGTGTTCACGTAATTTGGAACTGCTGGAGACTGATGAAAATACGTTTTGGAAAGTCGCTAGAGAAATGGAGATTAAGCCTAAATTAGAGTCAGTTGGCTATAATATTTGCATTCAAGGAGAATTGGTAGGCGAGGGAATTCAAAAGAACCCTTATAAATTAAGAGGACAGACTGTGAAGTTCTTTAATGCTTTTAATATCGACACTCAAGAATACTTGGGATTTGAAGAGTTTACTAAACTAGTCTTGGGATTTGGTTTACCAATTGTTCCAATAGTTGAAACCAAATTCGCTCTGCCTGATACAATAGATCAATTACTCGAGTACGCTGATTCAAAATCAAGTCTTAATCCAAATTTTGATAGGGAGGGCGTTGTCATCAGAAGTCTTGATCGAAAAATTTCGTTCAAGGTAATTTCAAATAAATTTTTACTGAATGAAGCATAAAATATACTTAGACGACATTAGGACCCCAATCGATAAGAGCTGGATCGTAGTTAGAAGCTACGAGGAGTTTGTTGAGAAACTACCGAATATTGGTTTGAATGTTGGTTACAAAACTGTCGTCCTTACAATAGCCGATAACGTCCGATGATAAACAATCGTTTTAATGTTGTTTATCATTTGTTATACACAGTGCGGATTAATTAAGTAGAAGTTTGATATGAATCATGAATAAAACTTTTTAAAAAATCAATTTCTGAATATTTATATATAAACTAAAAAATATGAGTAAAGATATGAGAAAATTAATAGATGATTTCAAAACTTTCAATAATAAGAAATTAAATGAAGGTTTGATTGACTGGGAAAAAATTGAAAATTATTGGAATATGTTGAGCATAAAGGATAGATATAAAATTTTATCATTGGATGATTTTGCTGATGCAGAATATTACCAAGAATATGATTTTAATTCTTTACCAACACCTGTTCAAAATAATTTGATTAGATTCTTACCAAAGTTTGAGAAATAATTTTTAAAAAGTTTTTATCACTAAACTTAATTTGAAACTAATGTAGTATTGTGTATAACGGTTTGCAGATTGCCGAAGGTGGGGCATTATACCACTAATGTTTAATTGAAATACAAAACTTGATAATATGAAAAATGTTGATTTGAAAAACGAAAACCCCACTTTTGGCAATGTGTTGTTAGGCGAAGGTGCGGTTAATTTAGTATCGCTATTTGGTTATTGGCACTTACATAGAGTGTTAAACGGAAATCATTATTTTGGCTTTTCTGACCACAGAATAGGATTAAGCATCAGAACTGAAACGGCAGATAAAGTAAAAGATTGGACACAAAGAGAATTTAAGATATGGCAATCTTTTACAACAAAAGAAGGTAAGTTGATTGAGTATTGGGATGAACCATATACAGAAAGCCAAATTAAATCATTTGGGAATTTAACACTCGAAGAATTGGAACGATGGGTAGAACGAGGGACGTAGCACTTTCGCCTAACGGTTCTCGGCTTGGCGAAGTGGCTTTGTGTGTTGGCATTGAGCGTTGGGAAGCCATTTTGCCAAACACCTGTTATCGGTTGCCCTTTCTATGATTATTAATTTAAAACATAAAATAAAATGGTTTGGAAAAAACTAAGTGATGAAACCCCAATAGCTGTAAAGTCTGGAAATTGGGACGGTTTGAAAAGTGATACTTTGCTTTTAGCAACCGATGATGAAAAAATACACGTAGGTGTAATGTATGAAGGATGTATGGATGGAGGTCATTTTAGAAACTTCTATGATGAGATTTCAGATTACGAAATTGAAAACGTTGTCTATTGGTCTTATGTACCGCCAATCTTTTAGGGTTGCCGATAACGGTTGGGTATATGTGAAGTACCTAACCGCAGAACTTTAAATTTAGTAGAAACTTTATGAGGTATTTCACATATACCTTGTTATAAAACGTTTTAATATGGAAAAATTAACAAAAGAACAAGAAGAAAGAGTTGAAAAATTCTGGGATAAAGCTAATTTAAATGATTTAGTTACATCAAACGCAGCACCTTATGTAGTAGAACATCATTTGTTTTCAACTCTTTCTTTGGAAGATGAAACAGAATTTTTGGTAAAATCAAAGGAACTTGGTGTATTGAAAAATGTTTTATAACGGTTGCAAATATACAACGTTTTTTTGGTAGAAAGTTTCAAATTAATTTTTTTGTTTGATAAAAATGTGGTATATTTGTTGTTATATTTAGTTAAATTATTGTTTTACAAATTAAAAAAAGAAATATGAAAATAGGAAAGAATTATCAAACAGGTTTATCAGAAAGTCATAGACCAGAGTTACAACCAAATGGAAAAGTAGTAAGATGTATTGAAGATAAGGGTAATGGTTATTTAGTTGTTAAAACTGATGAAAATGTAGAACCTAACATTTGGTTGGTTCATGAAAAACATTTAAAAGAAATCAAAACAATAATTTAATTGAACCTAACGGTCGAGGCTATGAAATCGTAGCGGAATACGAAAGTTTTAACCCACCACTAAACTTAATTAAAAGAACAAATGATGAATAAAGTAGAAAACCCCCACTTGCACAAAACCGATGTTAGCCGCAGTTTTGCTTTCGGTGAGTGTGTAAAAGTTTTGCATTGCTTTCACGGACACGAATTTGAAATAGGTGAAGTAGTTTGCATAGTTGGTAAGTCGGATTATGATGATGCTTGGCTTAGTCGCAATGCAAAAGGTGTCGAATGGTATTTGCACGATGAAGAGGGTGAGGTCGTAAATTGCGGCTAACGGTCGAGTGTTGCCGAAGTGGGTGATTTATAGCACAAAAGCCCATTAAAAGCACTACTGCTGAACACAGTACAAATGTTCATTAAATGCACGTCTGCCCCCATTTTGGCAACACTATGTTAGCAGTTCGTTGCGGATTATTAACGATAAAACTCAATTTAAAATGGATGTATTCCCAAAATTTATAATAGAAACAGACGACCAAGAAGGCGATTGTTTAATAGTGGCAAAATGCACTTACCACAAGCAACTTGCAACCGATATTTCAAAGGTTAAAGGCGGTGGGTGGTGGACACTTGATAGAGATAATTCAATATTCACTTTGCACGGTGATAGTCACGATTTTGGCAGGGCAAAGATTGAAGATATTGCAAGTTGTGTTCAACGTAAAAAAGTATTTTCAAGCTCGGCTTTGCATAGAAATTTTACAGACAATTTTAAATTTCAATATCGTAATGAAGTTGGCGAAATTGTCGATTTAGAAACGTATGGTAGCAATGACTGCTAACGATACTCAGATATATGTAGTTTTTAACACAAAATTTAATAAAATGGAAGAAAGTAAAAATTTAGAACAAAACTTAGATAAGAGTAATGAAAAATTACATATATCTGATGTTAGTTGTAGTTTTTTTGATAAACTTAAACTTAAATTGAAAAACGATTATGATTATTATATGAATATTTCAATAATGTGTAATGAAGTTGAATCTGAAAAATATATTGATAGAGCAGAAGAAATTTTGAGTATATTAGAATGGTGTGATGAAAATTACAACTAACGTATGGCAGATACACGCTGTGAGCATTGGATTGAGGGAGGGGAAATAGCGTGTATGTGCTGTTATCGGCTGCCCTTCTTTCGGAATGATTAACAATTTAAACAATAAAAAATGAAAACAACATTGCAAAAAGTTATTGAATTACTTGACAGCCAAATGAGTATTGTCGAAAATTCAAAGAAAGGCAAAGATGCTAAATACAAGTTTGGTGCTGATGCCGCAATCACAAATTTAGTAATGGCTAAAATTACATTTAAAGGTATGCTTCAAGAAGAACGTGAGCAAATTCAAAATGCACATTTGGCTGGTCAAAACTCTGCTGATGAAGTAAATGGAGAAACTGAAATTCAATACTACAAAAATGTTTACGGAGAACTGTCGTAGGGTTGCCGCTAACGGTTGAGTGTAAAAAATCGTTTTAATGTTTTTTACACTTTGTTATAAGTATGTATTATTTTTGTTTTACCTTATAAAAAAATATAAATTATGGAAATTAAAAAATTTGAAATGTTCCTTGATGGTGGAACTATAAAAATAACCACAGACGAAGGAATTTTC